TGATGTCGCCTATTTCTGAAGGGGCACACAGGACTGTCGGTCTAGACTTTCCGCCTTCGTAGATTTTCTCTACGGATGCTGTTATCTCGCCACCTGAAACCTGAGCAAAGCGGAATCCTTCCCACTTCGGCAGGTTGGCCTGCACGTTGGTTTGCTGTTTGGCATTATCGCTGAAAGTGCTTGGAACTATTGTTGCCAGTACTTGTCTTTGCGCTACTTTTGACATGGGTAACTTCCTCTGTTTAAACCACTGTTGAGGTTAGGTTTGACTTGACAATATCGATTTCGATTCTGTCACCGACGCTGCTGACGCGAACGCCAACTTTCGCTTTGACCAATCCTTCAGACAACTGCAATGTTGGGTTAAGCGAAGAATCGCACTTCACAACATAACCGTTATCAAGTTGGCGGCCATTGGCATCAAAAGCTGGGTAAAGAGCCCCAATGCCACGCATGACCGACAAAATTGATATTAATCGCGACTCAATGTTAGCAAAAATAGTATTTCTGCCGTCGATGGAACTGAATACAACATCTTCAATAGAACGGTAACACTCTGTAACGATTGTATTTACAACGTCCTGCTGGGTGATGTAGCGGAAGTTGTCAATGTCAGACGACAGTGAACGTGCACCGTATATTCTTATTGTGTTTTGAATGATTCTGATTGGGTTTACGTTATTGGCATCCAAGTCGTCACCAACTGATTTGTTGATGTCAGCACTTAAGCCAACCACGAATCCAGCTGCAGAAATGAGACCAGCTGCAGGAAGGTGTGGGCCAGTTTGGTTGTGAGCAACCGCCCGCTTGCCGGCAACATATCCCACTGGTGGAATAAATCGAGTAACTCCTGGAACACTAGTTGGAACCTCTACCCATGGGTAGTACAGGGCTGCGTGTTCTGCACCGTCTTCAGCTTGGAGCGTAAGTGCTGTTGTTTTGACCGTAGCAACAGAGTCGTTTTCTCCAGCGAACAAAAGAGCAATTCTGCTGTATGTATTTGCATGCGTAATTAAAGCAGCCGACATTGCGTCGCTGGAATTTTCTGGACAAACTACTGCACCAGAACCAAGAGCGTCATTAAAGAGCCCCAATTTTGATTCATAGGCAGATTGGTTAACTAGGTTATTGTTTGATACCCCCGTAGTGAGAGGGGTTAAACCAACAGCGTCCGGGATGAGGGTCGTGCTGTTTACTGTTGCGTTTACGTATCTTTGGGCTATTGCGCTGAGATTTATTCTTCCCGCTGCCTGGGATGACGTAGACACTGTTCCTGTTGAGTACTTTTGTGCTCCGTCGTACCAGATGTCAATTTTAAACGTAGTTACCGTAGGCTGAGTGACTACGATTTCAACATCTGCGCTCCATGGGCCCGCTCCGTTTGCGGTAAGAGTGATAACGGGTTCTGCACTGTCGTAAAGCGTAAGGCTTCCCACTGTCGCAGATGCTCCAACGGCTCTTGCAACGTAAGCCCGTGTACCACCTTCTTCAAAAAATGTTTCTAGGGTTGAGTGAGTGTAGGTACCGGCTAGGTAGCCTCCAAACACGTCCTCGAACTCTCCCAGGTTTTGGATGAGTACAGGCTCGTCTGAAGGGCCTCTCTCTGTCAGGCCTACGACAAACAACTGTGACGACTCGCGTACTGTTGTGGTCGAAGGACCGGTTCTTACTGAAGTTGATATAACTACGCCAGGCATAGGACCTCACTGTTTCGCATTGGGAATCCCGTTTGTGATTGTGATTTCAATTGTACAGAGGGGTATGTATTATTCTGTGCAACTATGAATTGAACTTTAAAAATATAAAAACTAATTATCAAGTGACGGCATTTCTTCTGCAGTTCCTGCGGTAACTGTTTCTATTTCTATTGAATCCACAACTCCGAGAGGCTCTCTTGTGACAACTTCGTCTATTTCGAGGATGTAGGAGATGTATGCACCAGCCATCATTCTCTCGCCTTTTAGTAGAGAGATATCTGAATATTCTTCACGAATGCTGTTTTCGCCTATTATCGCCCTAAATGAGGTTCTAGAGTCGTAGGCCTTTAGGCAGGGGTAGTCAAGAAGCGCGCTTCTAACGACAGTGGTTAGTCTGTCTCTCATTACCGTCGTTGGCTCATTGCCTTCGTCGCGGACCCAAATGTACGTTCTCATGCTGTAGGAGACCCTGTAAAGAGGGTCTGCACCATCGAAGCCTATTCGCTCTAATCCATTCATGGCAGTCGTTACGGTGATGATTGAGGGCCATTCATCTATGGCTAGTGGTTCGTAAGCTATGTACTGACCAGGGTCTGGCAGCAAAGTGCTGTCCAGGTTCCAGCCATTTCTGTAGCGGATTAATCTTATTGGTAGGTCCTGTGTCAAGTAATCATTGACATATTTCTTTGCAAAATGAGAACCATTCATTAAAGCCGTCATATTAATTTACTTCCCTGAACAACGTATTGGAGTGTTTTTTTATTTATGTCTCTGTCAAAATCTCGAGGAATAAAAAGTATTTTTCTTGCTGGCATGTCTCGGGTTCCGTATTGATGAAACCTGGCTATGGGACTGTCGATAACAAAAGTCCCCTCCATCTCGGTTATTACATTTTTTGAACTAGACGCCATATTGGCAACGCTTCTAAAAAGTTCTCCAGTTATCATCATCATCGGAGCGCCAGGATAACGTTCGGCTTTTTGAAACGCATAGTCATCATCAAGAGGAGGCCATGCCCCCTTTAACATCGCCTTTGCAGACATCGCACCCATCGTTGTAAAGTTTTTTGAATAAGCTCTTTGTAAGTAGTCTTTTCCCCATTGCAAAACCGGCCTCATGTCATTGGCTCTGTCTCGCATGTTTTGCAGTCTGTCTACAGTATCTTTGCCCTGCCAGTCAACGTCCGTGACTGTTACTAAAACGTTTCTTGAGGCCACGTCGTTATACCCGAACTCGTCTATATTTCCTAATCGAACCAAGCTCGCTATCAAGGAATCCAGTCACAAGAGGGCCAGTACCACGCGTATTTAAGTCTTTTACGCCAACAACGTCGTCGTACATATTCTGCATTTCACGTGAAGCCGCTCTGATGATTAAGAGCCTAAAGATAGGTATTGATGTTCCGTCTAGGCCGGCGGTATAAGTTATTGTCACTAAATCGTCGGACCATCCGTAGTAGTAATCAATTCCATATTTTCTAGTGATGTAATCGACCTCTTCTTGGAGAACTTTTTCTGCTCCAAAAAGCGGTTTTACTTTTACTTCGTCAACCGAAACTATAGGAGTATTTTTTAGATAGACGGTTGGTGGAGGAGTGGCCCAAGTCGTTGTGTCGTTGCTTGGGCTTGACGTATATGAAGAGTTGTACGTGTTGTCGTTTGATGTCAAAAACGAACCCATTGGCACTCCTGTGTGATTGGAGTCAAGACGTATTTCTTCGGTAAATTCTTGGACTTCTATTGGTCGCTTAAGGAAAGCTTCCATTTCACTTTGAAGGCCAGCCAGAATTATTTCTGCAGCGTCTTCTTGGCGAGCGGACAATTTGATGTCCATATATGTCTTAATGTCGTTGACTGAGACAATCATGGCGGCTCCCGGTTAAAGCGATGTTGCAAATAAATGTTGTATCAAATTCTAACACCTAGTAATGACCTGGCCGAACACTGGGGTTGCTCGCAAGGTGATTCCGGTGTAGATTACGGAGATGAGCGATTCATCAAAATTTAATCCAACTGTTGAATTCGACAACAAAGAGATATCTGAAGCCAATATGAGCGTTTTAGATAGGGTCACTCAAGCGTTATTTGCATTATTTATGCCGGAGGGCGGAATTGAGTCTCCTGACGAAATTGACGATTTAGCAAATCAGTCTTTTGAAATGGCCACTGTAGTCATGGCAGTTGCGGGAATGAGCATTGTTGGGGAAAACATCGACGGCGATTATGTTGCACGGTTCAAGCCCTATAAGTCCTTTAGTGACTTTGCTATTAAAAACAATATTCAATAAAGAAGGATAAATATGTCAGAACAAGAAATTAAGGGCACTTTGTTTGCGGACCAAAACGCAAGAAGAGCCGCGACTGTAAACATTGTGGACAGGCTTCATCAGGGATTATTTTACTACTACACCGAGCATGAGCCTGAAATAGAAGATGACGACATAAAAGTAGAGTTGGGCGATTACATGTGGCAGGTTGCAACTACCCTTATGGCCATGTGCGGATTAAGAATTATTGGAACAGAAAGCTCAACTGGAAGATATTTAGCCACTTTTGAACCAGTAGAGTCTGTAAAGCAATTTTTACTGGAAAAAGACTTCGGACAGGAAAATGATTATTACTATGAAGATTTTCTAGAGGATGCTGAACCGGATGCCGGACTAGGACTGCATAGTTGGAGGCTGATGGATGAGAAAGAAGTTCTAGGGGACGAAGAGGACGAGATTACAACCCTTTAGAAATTTATCTTTTTACTTATTTTTTCCGGCTCTTTGGACTGTTGTTTTTGTTTTCGCCTGACCACTTTTGGCTCTTGTTGCGCTCGCAGGTGTTTTGGGTCCTGAAACTTTTTTCTTACGTTGCTCTGCTCTTTGCTGAGACCTCGCCAATCGAGGACGGATACCTATTCCTGGCTTCGTGACGGCAGAGTCTCCTCTTACTCGGTTCATCAAGTCGGAACTAGCCGCTCCCCGTGCCGTGTCTTTCTTGCCGCCTCTTGCTTTAGTAATTTGCAGCCCGTCGACTCTATCTTTAAAGTTTGACGAATTGATTCCGCCTTTCTTTATCGACCTTTTGCCTATCTCCACTCCGTTCCTGTTCAAACGCTTGGTTGCTTTTGCTTCAAGCTCACGGAATCTCTTCGAGCGAGTACGTCCTTCGTAGTAAGTTCCTTCTGCAGGCTTCGTTCTACTGCCACGACTGTTTCTGCCAGTAGACCTGTCCAGCAACTCTTCTGCTACAGACTTCGTCATCGACGAACCGTCTCGAGAGTCTTTTGCTCGTCGACTTAATGCCTTGGAGCCACCGTATCGTGCCATCTCAGCCATTTCGCCAAGTTTACCTTTATCGAAATTTGCTTTACTGACACCAAAAACTTTATTAGCCAATTCTGCAGCATTTGCCAGGGTTGTTCGTTCTCCAGCGTTCGGTTTTTTCCCTAAACGAATGTTGGCTTGAATTTCCTTAACCTTGTCAACAAAGTAGGCCGCATCGTCGGATATGTCTGGGCCGTAACGTACTCCTGGCATAATGTTCCTTACTTAAAGTCTTTTTACAAATATACCAGAAATATTTATCTGTCAGGATTGGGGGGTCTTTCGATAGAGACCGTAGATGACTCTAGTGAGCCAGGCGGAGCCTCAATAGGAATCCATGCTCTGGCGTAATTGTGCTCTTTAATTTTTCTCACTTTATAGAGACTTCCGTCAAGCATTAGAGAGAGTTCTTCCGAACGCATGCAAAGCATGTCTTCAAAATCTGAAATACCGTATTTACCAGAACGTCTAAGTGTTCGGATTATGTCTGATGTTTTAGGAGCCAACACATGGGAGTGTCCCCTATTGAGCCGAAGGTGCATCATCATGGCGTCCATTTTGTCAACGTCGTGGTACACGACCGGTATTTTTCCATCGCTCATAGCAAGAATTTGCGGAATATTTGTTGCCAGCAAGTATCTTTCCGAGCCGTCGATTATTTCCCCAGTGGCAAGCCTGACGTGTATCGGCTGAATGAAGCCAAACTGAGACAAGGAGGCAGAGATAACAAGCATCTCTGGACGCAGGGTGTAGGTAGCTTTCCATTCAGGAACAGAAAGCAGGGACGGTTCAACGTATTCGATTTTAATATTCATAGATATCTGCTCTTTCTAGTTCTAGCGCTCGCACAGCATGAGCGCGAGTTTTGGGACCCACAGGGGTCGGTGAATTAACGTCAATATCATTAAGCATTAAGTTTCTTATCAACCAGCTGACTGGATATCCATGAGGGTCACCAAGATGTTTTTTTCTAAATTTTGAAACATAAACACGAGCCTCCGTCTTTCGCCTATCACCTATCAGGTACTTGTCGATAAACGCAGACGCCCCATCAAATCCTCTTCGCGCATAACTTTCTATGAGTTTTTCTGAATCGAAATCAGCCCATAAGCGTCTTTGAGCGTCTATGTAAGGAAAGCAATCAAACAGTCTGTCATAAAATTCCGGTTCAGTAGCAACCACATCACCTATTCTGCGAATTGCCGTAGCATGAAGTGGAATACCGACCCTCGTATTGCTCCCTGTGGTTACGGCCAGGTCGTAGTACTCGCAATACTCAGCGTCATGCTCTTCAATAATGAACTTAAATACATCATTTGTATTCCAGTCATATATTATTTTTGCAAACTTTAACGGGATTCCCTTTTTCAACTTATATGGGATATTGATGTAGTTCTCATGAAGCTTTTGAACCACGGAGCGATAACGAACCATTGATTCACTGGCTCTAACACCAGTCAGGAAAGCTACGTTCCCCCTTTTTCCCTGCATTGTGTAATAGTCCGTCTGTTCAGGAAGAGAAACTTCATGAGTTAAACCAAAATGCTTACCACTAATAGCCCATGGAGGCATCGGCCTAACCCATCTATCTTGTTCGAATCTTTGCTGGCTCCACAAAATAGTAGTAAGCCTATGACCCAAAAACCATATCTCTGCAGGATAAGGAAGGCAGTACCACTCCATATCCACCCAGTCGTAGTTGCGAACCTTTTCCACGTACTTTACGACAGTGGGACTGACCATCTCTTCGTCTCGAAAGATTACCTTTACCGGACCAAGGCCTCGCTCTTCATGTATTTCTTTTGCTAGATACAGAATCGCAGTGGAGTCTTTCCCTCCAGAGAACTGTACGCAGACAGTGTCGAAAGTGTCGTAGACGTGCCGTATTCTCTGTCTTGCAGCGTCAACGCAGGACATATCAAGAAATAGGCGCTGACGAGTCATTTAGTATCTTGCGATTTGAGTGAGGCGTGATACCTCGGCACGAAGCTCGTTGTTCTCGCGCATCATGTTTTCGGCTACGCCTTTCCAGTACGTGGCCTCAGAGATGCGAGTATCGAGCGCCTCCAAAACTTCAGCGCACTCAGCCGGCGATACTTTTCCTTTGCCGAGAAGGTATCTGCATTTTTGTTCTATGGTCTGTTCCATTGGTAATCCTATATTTCTATGTGTTGGTCTATGAAGTCGATTAGTTTTTCAGCCATTGTTACGCCAGCAATAGCTGGGTCAGCCTTGAGCCATTTCATGAATTCATACCATCGTGCTTGTTGGTCTGTATTGTCAAACACGATTGTGTACTGAACAACAGCTCTTGGTGCGGACCCAGGGGCTATTGTTGTTGAGCCCCTAATGACAGCATCGTTTTGATTCATGCCTGGCATTATGTCGATTCTTTGTTTCCCGTCTCCTGTTTGGGTTACCGAAACAACATTTCTGTCCATTTCTGGTGCGTCCTTAACTGGAACATCTTCATCAGAATCTTCATAGTCGGAAAACTTGTCAAGTCGAGAACTGAATCCGTTCCCGTAGTCGGAATTAATTACAGGGGCCATAAATCCTGCTCCGGGCTCAATAACCCGATTGTCTTCTCTGATAAAGCGTTGTTCGATTTCGGCTGTTGAGAATTCATCCCAACCCAGTCCGGTTAAAAGTTCTGGATAGAAGTCGACCATTTCTAAAACAAACTCTTCAAGAAGTTCTGGCTCGGTGTATCCGAGTTCCATTGTTCGGTTGTCAGCGATAGCAAAAGCCATAGCCCTAGTGTCATCAACGTCATACTGGACAGCGGCTATTTTGTCCCACCCAAGCAGTTTTGCTGCTTCTAGCTGATGGTTACCAGCTATTACGGTTGCTGTACCGTCCTTGTTGGGTCTTATCACTATTGGCTTAATTTGACCGAACTCGGCGTACGAAGCCATAATCGCATTAACGTCTCCTCTGCGTGGATTGTTATGAAGGGACTCTAGAAGATTTATATCAAAAGCTAGAGAAGTTAAGGATTCGTGTATTCCATTAGCCATGCTTATACCTGAGACCTTACGTTAGCGTTAAGCGTTCTTATTGCATCCATTGATGCACGAACGGAGAACAGTTTTTCTCTTTTAGATTTAACCAGAGCCTCGGCACACTTGTATTCAAAATGCTCTTGGTCTAATTTGTAATCAGCCCATGCTTCGCGCTCTTTGATTGAACCCTTAGCTGACAGGTATTCTCGTGCCCAGTTAGCTTTGTAAAAAGCTTCCTTTTTGGCCATGTCCATGGACAGAGATTCAAACTGTTCTGTTTCCTCTTCCAAAGAGTCCATTAAACGAATCAATTCTTGTTCAATGTCAACTTGGCTTATTGGGGAATTTCTCATATTTTTATTCACACCTATTCTTCTAGTGGAGACCAGTCTACTTTGTCAAGTGCAGAAAGTTGCTCTTTTGTCCAGTCCCATTGTGAATCTATTCCTAGGCGAACCATACCCATTCGTTCAAGAACCCACGCATCACATTCGTCATTGCCGGAGGCTCCACTGAAGATGATTCCAGTCTTTGCTGAGATGGCAGAAATGACTTCTCCCTTTGATGCATTTCCTCTTCCAGTTGCAAACTTTGCACGACAGGTGGGCGGGATTTCAACAATAGGAATATTGCATTCAAACAGCGTCATCCGGATGCAACCACCGAGTTCGCCAATACTGAATGCTTGTCCACTTCGGGAAGCAAACGAGTAACCCTCAATCAGAACGCAAGCAATTTCGTTTTCCAAGCACTGATGCAATACTTCCTTCGTAACATCAGACAAACGCTCCGCACCTCGTGTCTTGGGACGGATAACACTAGTCGTTCCGTTCATAGATATGCCCGTGGATGTCAGGGAGAGGTCGAGACCCATGAGGCGCATAATAAATCTGACTATAGCAAAGAAATACAAAGGCAGGCAGTCGCGTTATTGCCGCGCCAGCCTGCCCATGTACCTATAATGTCCCCAGGTAGCGATTCTAAGGAGTGATTAAATAATACATTCATTCCCATGAATGTTTTGCTAGTCCTAAGGAAAAAGCTAAAGAAGGCTCTTCACCAATCCTGGTATGACACGCTCTGCAGACTGTTACCAAGTTTTCTTCGTCAAGTATTGACCCGCCTTGAGACCTTCTTATTAGCTCATGCACATCAACGCTGTTTTTGTGAATAAATGTTGTCAAGCCGTCATGTTTGGCAAAAACTGGACACGCAAAGCAAAGAGGAAACTCGGCAAGCATAGAAGAAACTATTTTGCGTCTCTCAACATAAACCTGTTCCGTTTTTTTGCTTCTTTTTGGGATTGGTTTAGTCCCTCGGTTTAGTGAGGTTCGTTTTAACGGTGTTCGCTTTAGTGGTTTCCTTGGCTTCATCTAAGCTAAAGAATACAGCACTAGAGGTTGTCGTTGTTTATAGAATCAAAAGTCCACTTACTGTCAAGGCATTCCCACAAAGAACGGTCAATTGCCGTATCTTCCAGGTCAAAGTCTCTCATTAGTGTTCTGTGAGCAATGATTGCTCTTCTATAGAAATCGACTTCCTTCCACCCGTCTTCTAGGGTGGATTCGCCAGTCTCAATCATTACGCAGACTTCGTCAAGCCGACGGTCAACGTGGTACTTAAACCTGTTTATTCGTGTTGCTTTTTCATTGTAATAGCGCTGTGTTTCGTCGTTAAGTTTTTTAAACTTGAAGTCCAGCGACGAGTATCGTTTCTGGTCAGATTCACTATCTGCCTCAATACTCTCTATTTGTCTTTGAAGGTTTTCGGATAGGGCGAGCAAGGCTCTTTTCCATCTATCCCAGTTTTCGACCAGCCTGAGCTCCGCGCGCTCCAAAGGGTTAACTTTGTTTTTTACCTCTTCGGCGACCATGCGAGCAAAAGTGTCATCATTCCATCTTGAGTTCATATATTTTTTGGGTCACTGCCACGCAGGGCATATTTTCTTAAATCCACACCAGTTACATAGAATGGTTTTGTTGGGTTCAAAATATCCATTCTTGCAGCGCTCTTCTATGCCTGCTCTTACTTCTGCAATCACTGAAGCAACTTTCTGCACATCTTCTGCGGTTACTTCTTTTGCGAACCTAACCCCATCTTTTAGGTATAGAAGCTCTATCTCAAACTTCTTGGCCTCTATGCCGAGGCTTTTGAGGAGCTGAGTATAGATAATTAGCTGAAAATACTTATCTTCAATGTAATTCTTTTTTGGTGTTTTGCCTGTTTTGTAATCAGAAACTTTTGCGGTATCACCATCTAGATGTAGACGGTCTATGAATCCATGAAGTTTGATTCCGGATATCTCGCCTTCCACATGCTCTTCAATACCCCATGGCTCAACCTCTTGCGGCTGCTCCAGCATCCAGAGGTTTTCAACACACCACCAAGCAGACCACCTAAAGAGACGCAGTTCTTTTTCCCCACGGATTAACGTGGTAACTTCTGCTTCCCATTTTGCAGCCCATAAATCTCGCGCCAGTTGGCGAGCGGTTTCTTGGGTTCTTTGTTCGGAAGGAAGAGCGTACATTGTTTCTAGGATTTCATGAACAAAGTTGCCAAGCATTGTTGCTTCTGTCGGAGAATCCCTAAGTCCATCAATCTTGCTGTACTTAAACTTCATAGGACATTGCTGGAATGTAGATATTGAAGAAGGGGAAAGCAGTTCTGGGGCCTGCATGAGCCCGTCTTGGTCAGTTGTCATCTGTTTTTGCAACAAGAGTTGCACCAAACGATAAACGCATTGCCTCAACAACGAGGGTGTCAATGTCTTCTTCAGTTACGGTTGCGCGAGTTGGCTTTGCTTTTCCATTTGAATGACTGGTCCAAAAAGCGTTCAATGAGTCTTTTTGCTCTTGCGTCAGTGTTTTTGCAACTGAAACAAAGTTGGTCCATTTTTCATCAATCTCTGATGGTGCTTCTGCCTGTGGCGCTGGCATAGACGATGCGTATTCGGCGTCTAAGGCGTCTGCAGAGCGTGCGAGGTATAGGCCGACACCCAATAGCTGAGCAGCCTTTTTAAGAGCATCAGAGACAGCACCTTTAAAGTCGTTTCCGAGGTCAAGTGGCTTATTGTCTTTCTTCTGACGCTTCACTGAGGAACCACCGAAACCGTGCTTAATGACGGTTAAATCACCTATGGTGGCAGTTAACGATACGTGAGCAACAATCTCATCCGTATCTACATCGTCACGGCGAACGGAAACGATTTCAAACGACCAGTTGTCAACGCCCAAAACTTTGTTAAGACGATTAATGACTTCACTTATCGGAAGATAGATGAGCGAAATTCCACCCTTGATTCTTGTGCGTTCCATTTCTTCCGAGAAAGGCTCTGCTAAAAGACGCGAAATGTTTTCAGAGTTATTGATATTGATAGACGACACGTAGGTCTCCTTGTTTAGTTAATTATGTTTATGTATTTTTAGGTTTGCGAACGATAATGCTTGTTTTAAGTTCGCCAGTCTCACTGAAGTTATCAGCATTTAGACCAATTTTGTTTAGCTCTTTAATTCTCCAGTACGAAGGAGCACAGTAGGAAAGCATTTCCTCTGCTATTTCTTTTGGAGACTTTGTTACTTCTCCGGTATCCATGTCGATAGACATTTTTACAAGACGTTCTGCGACGGCCGAGCCAAGCTCCAAGTGCTTCCAGCCTTTTCTGTCGTAGGCTGATTTTTTCTCAATAGTAGTACCGTCAGAGAGGGACAAGATTTCTACTGAACCCATGATTTCAGACAGAGCGTGTGCAAAGGAATCATAGACGAGCGCCACGTCTTTTTTTAAAAGATTCAACTCTGCGAGTCCTTGGCCGGCATCTTCAGGTGAAGGCTCCCCCGATATAAATAAAGATAATTCTTTGTCAAGGTTGACCAAAGAAGAGCGGAGCTCTTGGATTTTTTCCAAGCTCATTACTAGTACCTCATTTAAGTTTAGATAGGTGATTTACTAGATGAGTATAGAAGCTCGTTTGCGTTGTGGCAACCCCAGGCCGGTTAGATACGTAAATGCTCCAACTGCAGAGTCTATTTGGTCGTCATGGTTTGAGGCTTCCGGGAATGAAGAAAATTCATCCAACCAATCTGTCAACCACGAAGCACGAACTAGTCTCACGTTCCCGTTTGAAGCGGCAGCAGCAAAAGGTCTAGCTCTCGTGACTTTGTCCCCTGTTGGACGCATTGCCCCGAAGTCGTACCCAGGAATCACGTATCTGGCGTACTGGTCAACCAAGGCCTTGCCTGAAGAACCGGGCTCCTGCTCCATTCTGATGGCAACACCAAAACCGTCTTCTTCTGCCGTCTTGGCGATGAGTTGCTCCACCTTTTCACCCCTGACTCTGGCCTTTTTTACGTCAAGAACATAGGCCACGCCGCCGTCAAACATCATGAGAGTTCCTACGGTCCAGTCAGGGTCCGGATATCCAGCATGTGGCTCCGTTGCGGCAAGGTCCCAGAACCGAACCACCCTGGCCGAGTTGGTTATGACGGGTATCTCTTCTGGGTCAATAACAAGAAAGGCCTCGCGCTGAAAGAGGCTACCAAGGGTCGTTGACCACCAGTCTCCTTCTTCTAGGCGTCGTCTTTCAACAGGGTCCAGCTCTGAAAGGGCCTGACGGTACGAAACGGCGTCAATTCCAGGGTTATCCTTAAGCGTAGATGGCACGAATACGCGCCCGGTCTCTTTGCCTTCCACGATAAACCTCTGTCGCACCCAGTTGGGGGCTGGGTTGGATGCAGCCCTCATTCTTAGTGGAACCTGAGATATTGGACCGCTGGCAGGTCGACGAAGACGGGAGAAGAGGTATCTATAGTCAGATTCTCTAATTTCGGTAACTTCGTCCATTCCTATGAACTGGAATTCCGAACCCTTGTATCGCAGGTAGTCGTTTACGTTGTTTAGGTAACCGAAGGAGATACGAGCCCCAGATGGGAAGGTGGCAACGAAAGTATTGTTGTTCCAGTGAACGTCATCATAGTTGCTCATCCACGCCCTGAATCGGTCCATCAAGGCTCCAGGCAAGGAAAGGTCAGCAAACGTTCTACGACAGAGAAGGGCTGAATAGCCAGGAACGTCTACATACTGCAGTGCCGCCATCAGAAGGGCTGAGGACTTTCCTCCTCCGGCCGCACCTCCAAATAATGCCTCTATAGAATTGGTTCTTAAAAATACTTTTTGGTTAATAGAGGGTTCTTCTGGACAGAATGGTGGCAGCTTTGGGCTCAGGTACTCAAGTACTTCATCCCAGTTAGATTTTGTAGCCATGAGATATATATTGACCAATCAATTAAAGCCCTTAGTGCATTTGGGGCAATTTGTGCGCTACTGTATGTTACATGCCCCCAGCGTCATCGAACACAAAGACCAGAAGAGCCAAGCTAATAAAAAGAGTAAAAACAAAAGGCTCTAGCTTTGTAAGAATTATTAAAGCGCCATTTGTATTCGCCGCTAGACAAGTCAATAGACCAAGGTCCGCAAATGTACTGATGTTTTGCTTTATACTGTTTACTAGTATTGGAGCAGGAATGATATTCATGCCTGCCGGTTGGGTGGTTGCCGGTGTCGGCTGTGGAATTTTTGGCTTTCTTTTGGGACTTGAGTAGGTAATAGATGGGCTGGAATGCGCCTCAAAACAAAGGCTTGGGCTCACAATCAAGCAAAAATCTAGGATACGGAGCCCCCATATCCATGAACCCGTCCCTCGCTGGGAAGGCGTATCGTGACTCTTGGGACATAGAGCGCGCTTACCGCGAAGGCATGTCTAAAATCACTTGGGTCAATAGGTGTATTGACGCAATCTCGGGAAACCAAGCGCGCTTGCCGATGATTTTAAGAAAAGACAATTCAAAACATGGCGAAATTATCAAGGGGCGCGAAGCAAATCGTAATCCCCTGCTGGAGATTTTAAATAATAAAGCCAATGTCGGAGAAAACTCTTTTATTTTTAGATACAGGCTTTCTGCTCAGCTCATGCTGGGTACTCGTGGAGCTTTTATAGAAAAGATACGTGGACGTGATGGTGGAATCATTGGGCTCAACCTTCTTCCACCTCAGTCAACAGCACCAATACCAGACCCTAAAACGTTTGTTTCCGGCTACGAAGTGCAAATGCCTTATGGTGAGAAAATAATACTCAAGCCAGAAGATGTTTGCTGGGTTAGACGCCCTCACCCTATCGACCCTTACCTATCGCTTACGCCTCTTGAGGCAGCAGGTGTGGCCATAGAAATCGAAAACCTCGCCAAGATTTACAACAGAAACTACCTTCTTAACGACGGACGTCCGGGTGGACTTTTAGTTGTTAGGGGTGAAATTGATGAAGACGATAAAGAAGAACTGCGTAACAGATTCAGAGGAAACCTAGCAAGGGCTGGACACACTACGGTCATTGCGGCAGACGACGGAGTTGACTTTGTTGACACTTCTGCAAACCCACGTGATGCTGCCTACGTCCAGATGCGACAGATAACTAAAGAAGAAATACTTTCTGCATTTGGTGTTCCTGAGTCTGTTATTGGTAATGCCTCTGGCAGAACCTTCAGTAACGCTTCAGAAGAGATTCGTGTTTTCTGGATGGAGACAATGCTTCCCCATCTGGAGCCAATATCTAGAGCGTTAGACGAACTTGATGAAAAGTACTATCTAGATTTTGACACGACCGAAGTTCCAATCCTCATGCTTTATAAGCAAGAGCGAGACAAGTATTTACTACAGGAATTCCAGTCTGGATTGATTAGCGCGAACGAGTACAGAACTGGCTCGTCACGCAAGGAAGTAGATGCCGACTTGGCTGACTCGCTTCTTCAGAATCCAAACCTTATTCCTATTGCGAACACGAAAAAGAAGATGGAAGAAGGCCAGGCTCAGATTCCTGGGGCTCCTGGGGCTCCTCCGGGAATGCCGGGAATGCCAGAAATGCCAGGGGTACCACCTGGAATGCCTACTCCTGTTCCTCCAATGGCAGAAACCATTCCTTTGGACACAAATACTATGCAAGGTGCAATGGCCGAAGCAGGTATGGCGGGAGGAGAATTGGCTCAAACCACCATTCCTACCGAGGCACTTGGTGGACTTCCACAGCCAATGACTGTTGCGTCTTCTCCTAGCAATCAAATTCAAGTAAAAGAACTGATTGACAAGAGCGAACAGTCAATCGAAAGATGGACCGAAATTCTTGCAAGAAGCGTTGAGCGCGTAGCGGAAAGACAGCAAAGAGTAGTGCTTGAAAAAGCTAGCGGCTTAAAGTCTAAAAAAGCCTTGATGCACGGAACCCTTGATGTTGACTCGGTTTTGTCAATTGAGACATGGAATAAGCAGATAGAGGAAGACATCCGTCCGGTCGTTTCTTCTATTATTAGCGATTCTTTTGAGTCGCGAGTAAATGAAGCATCTGAAAAGGGAGTAAAAGTAAAAGCTCTCCCAGTTAAGGACCTTCGCGCGATGGTTGATGCTCACGTTTCAAGAATTAAAAGAATAAATGAAGCGAATTTTTCAGAAATTAATTCACTTATGATTAAATCTTTTGAATACGCAGACGAAGAAAGACGATATTCGTTCTTTAGAGATGGGTTGGTGGAAATGTACACCGACTTCTTCGCTTATGGTCAATATCAGCTGGCCGAAAACGAGGCTCGTTCCGCTTGGAACTTTGGTCAAACTGTTTAGTTTCACTAAACGATTGTTTGATTTTTATATAATTTCACTAAAAGTGGATATATAAGCATAGTTGCACCGAACAGACTTCCTAATGTCTTATTATTTTCAGTAGACACAAGACGAAGGGTCTCCTGAATGTTGCCTGAACTGTACGAATATAAGTCAACCACGCTCGGAACTTCCTTTGCGACCAAGGGTGGCTCCATCAACCTAGATGAAGCTCAGGGAATGGTTGAGTGCTTCGTAGCCGGAATAGGCAACAAAGACTCAGTAGGAGACATTGTCACTACTGGTGCGTTCACAAAAAGCCTTCAGCGCCGCAAGCCTCGTGTTGTTTGGGGCCACAACTGGAATGACCCAATCGGTAAAGTTTTAGAGATTTACGAAGTACCAAATACGGACCCAAGATTGCCTTTGAAGATGAAGATGGCAGGAATCGGTGGACTTTTTGCTCGCGTTCAGTTCAACCTTAATTCCGAAAAAGGTAAAGAAGCATTCGCTATGGTTGCCTTCTTTGGTGAAGAACAAGAATGGTCAATCGGCTATAAGACGCTTCGTGCCCAGTTCGACCAGAAGTCGCAAGCAAACGTTATTTACGAACTTGAACTGTACGAAGTATCTCCTGTTCTTCACGGAGCAAACCAGCTCACTGGCACTATTTCCGTAAAGTCAGAAGAAGGTGGATATTCCGGTCCAGTTTCCTATATGGAAGAAGACGAAGAAGAAACCATAAACCGCGCAGAAATTGAAAAGCAATTGGGCTTAATGCTCGGCGCAAAAGTTTCCTTAATGGACGTAAACGGAGAAGAGCTAACCTTTGCTCGTCGTGCAGATAACGGTGAAGTTGGCCGATACAAGTGCCATTTCAGCGGAGGTCGCGGACGATACATGTTTGGAGCACCTGAGCCAATTACGGTTGTTGCACCACGCAGACCATCAGTGCCTATGCCCGGAATGCCAATGATGCCAATTGGGTCTCCAGGAATGGTGATGAATCAGCCTCAACGCCCCACGCGTCCGCCAGCAATGTCTATGCCTGTTGCGATAAGACCAGGACAAAATGGTCCTCAGATTATCGCGCTTCCAGCAGTTGAGTACGAAGATGATGATACTCAAGAATTTGACCCAACAAACTTGGACAAAGAAGAAGCAGACCTAAGAGACGCACTTCTCAAGATAACAAAACGTCACGGCAAGTTTAATCAAGACTCAGAAGGTGTTTGGGCCGGATACACGCCAGCTGCCGAAAACTCAATTGCTGGCATAGGCGTAAAATGTGCTAACTGCGTTTTTTATCAAGGTGGCGATAGCTGCAAGATAATTGACATGGAAGTTGAATCAGAAGGAAAGTGCCGTTTTGCCGTCATTCCTAATGGAGTTGTCAAAGGTGATTCAACAGTCAAAAAGACATACGAAATCGAAGAAGAGTTCACTCAAGAAGACTACGTTTCCGACCTTGAAGTAAAATACCCTGGAGAGTTAGCAATAGCAGCCCTGCGTGGAGCTATCGGAAGACGTAGAAAAAAGCGTCGTAAGTTCAAGTTGCTAAGCGAGTTTGGTTCGCAAAGTGATTGGCCCGAAGAGAAGGCATACCTGTTGCCTGTCGTGCCAAAGTTTGCCTTCATGGTCAAGCAGGCCCTAGACCCAATATTTGACTATCACGGCGTTGAGTCTTTTGTAGACGTGGATGGAATTGTAATGACGTCTGGCATCAGTTATGACTTAATTGATGCGGTAGATACGGCTGTTGATAACCTAAAAAAAAAGTCTATAAATCAAAATGACATCGAATGGAAAGCTGCTAGTTACCGACTTGGTCGTGCTATTGGTGGTCGTTTAACAAATAAACCAAATATTGGTGGAGGCCGTTCGGCCGGTCGATTCTTTACGTCAATTGGAGCAGAAGATTTTGACCCATTTAGTGCGCGTGATGCCAACCTAAACGGAATAGTCGGTGAAGGCTTATTCCTTCGTGGTGTTGCTCTAGCCACTCCAGACCCAACACCGGATGGCCCTGGTTCAATACGCAACCCAAAACCATCCCGCGCTCAAGTACGCAAGCCTGAATCAGAGATTCTTGACCGAGCTGGAGACGGCAAAGTCAAGCCTGTCGGCTCAAAACTAAGTAGCGGAAAACTGTTTGACGTTCCACGCATAGACGACCCTGATGTAGATTCTGCGACAAAATACGGCTCCGCTGAGTCACAAAGAGACGAGCTTCAAGGCGTACTTGATGGTGCTTCAGACAAAGACCAAATAAAGAGACTAAAGCAAGCTATTGCTGAACTCGATAAATACATGAAGAGTGTTGAAAAAACGGTCGAAGGGGACATGGAACGCGAAAAGCGTCCAACAAAACCCAAGGCACCACAGGTTCTCAACAGAGAAAACACTCAGCTTGCCAGAGGAATAAAGCCTCAGCGTATACCAATCGCTAGTCAATCGATGACAAGCGTAGAACGTTTCTCTTCTGGGAAACTTCCCGACAAAGCTCAGCTTCCAGAAGGCTCCTCGCAGCTTAAAGAATTCTACGAAGCGATGGCAGAAGACGTAGTGAAGTTGCTCACGGAGTTAATGAACGACCCAAATAAAGATAAAAACTGGAAACTTCCATGGCGTCGCCCTGAGCTTTATGCAAGAAACCCTACGCGCGGTCGCGTGTATCAAGGCATGAACCAGATGACTCTTGGCTTGGTTGCAAAATCTCGCGGGTACGAACTTCCTCGATGGGCCGGAGAAGGTCAATGGAAAAAGCTTGGTGGAAAACTTAAGCCGGGTGGACGAAAGATGGGCGTTTCTATTCTTGTTCCACGAGAAGGACGCACTTTCACAGACATAAACGGCAAGGAAGTCGTCGAGGGGCGCTACTACGAGGTACAAACTGTTTATAACGTAGCCGAAGTAGCTGGCCTCCCAAAGAAATTTTATGAACCTATCGATGCGGACATAAATCAAGAAACAAGACTTGAAGATTTAGAAAACGTTATTAAGGAAATTGGTCCTGATTTCGTAGAATCATTTGGTGAGGATGCTTTTTATCGCCCATCAACAGACAAGATTCACATGCCTGCTTTTGAACAGTTTGTTGATGCTACGGCTTTTTATGGGACAGCAATGCACGAAACCGTTCATTGGACCTCTCACCCAACACGCCTAAACAGAACTTTAGGTAAAGAATTTGGCGATGAACAATACGCATTTGAAGAACTAATCGCTGAGATAGGTTCAGCGTTCGCGTTGGGCGCAATGGGTATTGAGCCAACAATTAGAGACAATCACCTTGTTTATGTAGCAGGATGGTTGAAGAAACTGACAGCAGACCCACTTGCCTTGCATAGGGCAATACTTTCAGCCCAACAAGCAAACGACTTCTTGCTAGACCGTTCCTCGACAATGCGAAGACTTGCTGGCATCCCGGACGATGAAAGAAAAGGCAAAGACAATGCGTGGCTCGAAGTGCCAATGCTTGCTGGATACGAAGACTCTCCAAGAATCAAGCCGACAACAGGCGTAAGCGGCACAATGGAAGACATGCTGGACGTGGAGTTCCCGCAGGACTTCGCACCAGAGGCTAGAAGAACGTCTACTGCGGAACGAGAGATGAGTTCTCTTTCACGAAACCTACCAACAAAGACCAAAGATGGAATCGTCATTACTCCGTCTGGAAGACTTTCTAGCGGTAGAGGCCCAATCAAGGGCAAAAACCCTAATGCGCCAGAAATAAAGCCCATAGATGAGACAGTAGCGCTCAGGCTTGCATTTGGTTTGTCAAACGAGCCAACCGAAGAGCAGCGAGACATCATGGCGGTTGCCATGAATCTCATTAGAAACAAAGACCCGCGCATATTGTCTATTCTTGCAGGTGCTGGAACTGGTAAAACCACAACGCTAAAGAGCATCGCATGGGGTCTGCAGAGAGAATTCGACCTATGGCCAGAAGGCGACCTTCGGAGACCAGAACAACTCAGATACCTTTCAGATAGGTACGGCGTTGATTTCTCTGGCATGTCCGCGGAACAGGTTAAGGAATCTGTAGAAAAACTAGCTGAAGAAAAATCAATAAACAATCTTTACTATGCGGTATTTAACAAGAAAAATCAATTCGAAGCAGAATTGGAGTTTCCAAGAAATACCGGAGTATCAACAACCGACAAGATTTGGTACTGGTCACTAAAACTAGGACAAGGCGACAAAAAATACGGAACAGGAATGCGCAGAAAAATGCAATTCGCATTGATTTCGCCTACTGACAGAAAAGTAAATAATCCCGGAGCCAAGAATCCTAAATTCATCAGCGAAGCTCTAACTCCTGACGAACCAGAAAGACTATTGCCACAGCAGGTACGGGAGCTCTTTGATGGAACAACCGAGTCTTTTGATGGAATTGAACCAGGATACAGAAGTCTTGGTTGGACAAGATTAGATACTGGAAGTGATTGGAAAGAATTTTTAGATTTTGCAGACGAGAAGCGCTGGAAGGGTCAAGAAACTAGACCAACTTCTGTTCCCATCTTGGACGATAAGGGAAAACCAGTAAGAGACGCTAAGGGAAAAATTCAAACAACAATGGAAGATTCGTCTGGATTTATTCTTCCAGATGCGGGCTCAACATTTGTCAGTCGAGACCAATTCGGTGACCTTTTTAAAAATGCCCTTACTAGATGGAGTCTTTCAAAAGAAGAAAAAGCGTCAGCATGGATGTTTACGCAGCCCGCAATACTAACGCAAGAGCTAGATACGCCGCGCGGTTCTGGTAAGGACATCAGCCCTGTTGACACCATTTTAGATGAAAAAGATATTCCGGCTCAATGGGTAGAAGCTTTGCAGGAAGCAATAGACAAATTTTCCGATGGGGATAGCAGTATGCTTCCACCAAGAGATTCTGTCGCAAAACTGTGGATGCTTACGGAGCCAGACCTTCGCTCAGACCCGGGCTTGATAACGCATACCGAGTCTCAAGAGCGCAAAAAAACTATTCCAGATAGCTACGCGGTTGGAGACACGTATGAGCTTGAAGGCGAAACATGGATAGTCAAAACAAGAAAAAAGAGTAAAGGCAAAAACGTTCAAGTTACTCTAACCAAGAGAATGGCGACAGAAGAAAAACCACTCAGTGCATTTTTTGTTGACGAGGCGCAAGACTCAAATGAAATTCTTGAAACAGTGCTCGACAACAATAGAGCCAATCTTCCGATAGTTGTTGTTGGAGATGATAGACAAGCCGTTTATGCGTTTCGTAACGCGAAAAACATCCTTGAATCCCTAAACGCTGACTATGAATTAACAATTACCGAATCTTTTAGATACGGAGAAGTAATTGGGCATTTAACGAACCTTGCCTTGGGTATGCAAAACCTTTACCTTGACAAACAGGGCGTCCCTCAGTTGCCATGGAAACACGTTAAAGGCAAAGCTCAGGTTGTAGTAAACAGACTGTTCGACCCATTGCTTCCTAAAAAAGATAGAAAAGGTCTGGAGCCGGTTGACGAAATCGACGATATGACTCGTGAGTTCCTTCTTAAGGACTTGGAAGAAAAGTTTTCAACTCCAGAAAAGCGTTTGAATTTCTCTGTACATACGGTTGGAAAGAAAGCTGGAGAAAAATTAACACGCAAAGAGCAAGATGATAAATTAAGAGAACTAAGAGACTCCATTCTTGAGCCAAAAGCGGGGAAGATAGTCGACAGGGTTGAGGAAGCAAATAAAGAAGTTCCAAATCTCCCAACCATGATTCTCTGCAGAACCAACGCAGAAATCATTAACGAAACTCTCAAGTTCATTAAACTTGTCGTCGATAGTCCAAATGCGAAAAAAGATGATAACGGGTTGCCAATTCTGCCAGAAGTAGTCATTCCTTTAAGCAAGCACGAAGAACTTCTAAAGTTTACGAGACATCTTGAGTACATCTTTATGCCTCAAGCAGAAAAAAGCAAGCGCGGTCTCCCCGAAGTATCGGGATGGATTGGACCCATCTTCGACCAGGGAGGACTGAAGAGAGTAATAAATCAGGCTTCAGGACAGCAGGCCAGAAGTGCATACAAACTAATAATGCAGGCCCCTCCTGGCGGCGGCGTGCCTCTTGGGATATCAGGAATGTTAACCCTTCTTCAGGGCAGACAGAAAATAGAAATAGATGCGAAAACCGGTAAAGAAAAAATTACTGTTATTCCTGCGTCAATTCTTCCAGAAAGAAAAAGCGTAACGCTTGAGAATTTCAGAATAGAACCAGAAGAAATTGACTCAATATCTAAATTTTCTAAAGCCGCATCCGCCCCTCAAGCTAAAGAATCTCAACTACAAAGAATTGTAATAATTCCTCCACCCAGCACCTCAACCGATGGTCGAGGTGCTGTATATGCTCAACTTGAAATTATAGGCGGAGACGAAAAGAAACCCGGAAAACCATCCGGACGCATTATCGTTACCGGTGACGGTGTGGATACCGGTAGACCACAAACACTCCCCGACGGCTCCGAAGCAAGAAACATACCTCCCAACCAAAGAGTAGGTAACGGTCGCTATAGAAGAGACCTCGAAAAGGTCATCTTGAATCTTGGTTTATCCGACAAGGTAAAGATAATGCAAGACGCAGAGAGGGGCGGCCCGCGAGCCGGAGGAAAGCGCAGAGCGTTTGACGGATTTGTAATTGAGGGCGAAAACCTTGAAGAATCAACCAAAATATTAAACGACATTGGCCAAGCAATGAGAGATTCGGCTCAAGGCCCTGGTGGAGACGTTGAGATTACGACCATTCAGCTTTCAAAAGGCCGAGAGTCAGATTTTGTTGCAGTAGCAGAAGACTTGGGAGACCCTAGCGATTCATTGGCTGCAAATATTCCACAAGGACAAGCAGGACTTGCCTTCATGGAGGAAACAAACCTCATCCATGTGGCGTTTTCTCGTGCGAAAAAAATGATTGACCCAGGTTGGAAGGGGTTCAAGTATTATCTCCACGACGAATCTACAAAAGACGTCAGGGCAGCAATCAAGAAAGCAGTACAGGACGGCCATATACCGCCAGAACTAGACAAGGGGGCCTTTGGAGACGAAGGCGGTATTCCTCTTCCTAAGTTCTATGCAGCATTAAACAAGATGAGTCCTGACGATATAGATGAAAATAATCTTCCAGACCGAGCAGCGCTTGATGAAAAAGAAATCGAAATTGACCCCGACCTCGTCTTTGACGTGGATAAGGATATTAACGATGTCGTTCGTGACCCAAGTGATTACGAATCAGAAGTAGACATAGATGACTTGATTGATGCGGACGAAATGGGAGACGATTCTGATGGTCAGATGCGCCTCTCTAGCGGAACCTCAAACTTCCCTGGTCCTGGCCGCCGTCTGTCTAGAAGAATGGGCGTAAGAAGCAGTAGTCGCGTCACCCCTGGTGCCATAAGTGCTCAAGACCTTGCTGGAATAAGACTCTTTGGAGACCCCAATTCACCCAACAACCGCCGCAAGACGGATTATGCAATGCAGACGTGGGCTGGATTCAGGGAAAGAGGTATCGAAATAAATGCCGAAGGAAGAGAACAAACAAAAAACGCCATGAAAAAAGTCGGCGAAGCCATGAAGGCTCGTCAGAACAGGGTTCGGGTTGGGCGAGTTGGAGACAACTTGCGCAATGATAATCCTTCGGCGGAAACATGGATGCTCTCAGTAGACGCTCTCGCAGAGCAACTTCGCATTCCAGAAGATTTTAATGGCCAGGGCGAATCCCTTCGTTCTCGTTCTGCGACACGACAAGAGATAGCAAGTCTTTTGGGTTTGAGCGAAATGGACAAGCAGAAGATTCAAAATTCCGATGCTGGAGTAAACCACGACGCAGTTCGTCTTTTGGTTGCTGAACTTGGAAATCAACCAGAGCTGGCAGGCTGGCGCTATTTTGCTCCGGTTTCAAGAGACGAAATCAGAAAGATAATTCCATCCCCAACAGGAGACACGGAAAGTATCACCCCCCAAGTGGACATGGCAATGGAGAATGCCGGTAGGGCAAACATGCGTGACCGTTTCATTATCGAAACGTTCGGCAAAGACGCCTTCCCTCATTGGTTCGACCAAGATGAAGAAGAAGCCATTAGTCCAGCCGAGTACTCTCAATTGGGTGAGGTCGACGAGAGGGCGAAGTTCCGTGCAACAGGACGATTTGCCCCCGATGACCCATTTGAGGGCGACTCTGAAGCCGAAATTGACCTTTATGGACAAAGCTTTGACGAACTTGAGAATCCTCCATCCTTGTCTGCCGATGATGAAATAATCAAACTTGATAAAACAGATAAAAAAGACTTTGAGATTGAGCCTTTGCTTAAATATCTAGGAATAGATAAGAAAGAGTGGAGAACCAGACTTAGTGAAATTCTTTCTGAAAAGTTTGGAACCGATAGTACTGGAGTCAACCCTGAGTGGGAAAAGCAGGGAATCCCAACCGCAACTATTGCTCACATGATTCGTAAAGGAGTCCTGCCAAATGCGGCAGACGTCTGGAAGGACGGCAAGGCAGGGAAACTGTTTGACGAAGAGATGGAAAGACCCAAGTATGCGGTTTATGAAGCCCTTAACGAATTCATAGACAGAAGCTTCCCGAACAGCAGACTCAACAGCAAAGAAAACCGTAACAAAATAGTCGGCGCGACAGATATGGGTACCGCACTTCGCGATGCTGCTGCTGCAAAAGGTTCAGCCTGGAGTGCAAAGAAAGGCAACGAGCCAAGGTTCGCTGTTTCTGAAATGCAAACAATGGTTGACAGGTTTAACGAGATATTCGGAACGGACCATACTCTTGAAGACATTTTCAGCGCCGAGCAATTAAGAAACGCTAAAACCAGAATTGAAAACGGCGAAACGCTGTCAGGTAAAAAAAGAAAGCCAAAACAGGCTGATTAAAATTTAATTGAACTATCTACTGTTACCAATTCACGCACGTATAGCGTGATAGGTTATAATTAGAGACATTTAATGGTTAATGGTCTATCGGTCATTCCTTTGCACTAATAGGAGTTGTATGAATTACGACGAAAAAGTTACAGTAAGCATTGACGGAAACGGCGATGTGCTTAAGTGCGCCAAGGGTGCCTCTACTTCCGAATGCGGATACGTCAAGGGTGCAGAGCTTTGCGGTAAGTGCGGCGCTATGCCGGTGGAAATGAAAATGGTTCCAGTAGTCGAACCCGCCGAAGACGAAGACATGGAGAACACCGACGAGCCAATGACGGCTGCTCCTATGGCTAAGAAAATGAAAAAGAAAACGAATGGAGCACCTATTGCTATGGGTGACGAATCCGACGAACCAGAAATGACCGAAGACGAAATGGCCGCTTTCATGCCAAAGAAGAAAAAGGGCATGGATGTACCCATGTTGGAAGAAGAAGACGAAGAGAAGATGATGGGCATGTATGCAATGCCTAAGAAGAAAAAAGGAATGGGCGTAGCTCTCCCCGTAATGGAAGAGGACGAAGAGGACGAAGAAATGAAGGGTATGGGAATAATGCCTGACGAAACTTACGCAGAAGACGAAGAAACGCCTTTGAAGAGAAAGAAAAAAGGCATGGGTGCATCCATGATGGATGACGAAGAAGAAGAAGAAGAAGTCTTGGACAAAGAAGACATGGCTGTAGAAGGCATGGACCCTGAAGATGAAGATGAAGATGATGAAGAAGAAGAAGAAGAAGAGGATGAAGACGCAGAACTAGGTGTTAAGTCGTTTTCTGCTCGCGATTCTGAATGGGAAATGATTCGTCAGTCACGTATAAAGTCGCTTGGCCTCAAAGCTTCTGACGTTGGTGTTTCTGGTTATCTTTGTGCTCTTGAGCGTAAAGCTTATGGTGGTTCTTCTCCTGTTTGTGATGACTGCCCTGGCGGTTGTGTGTCCGAAAAAGGAATGCCTGGAATTCTCCACGTTGAAGGAATGGCTGAAAAGATGTTCGACGGAGTCGTTGTAGATTCTGGATACTCGTCAGATGCAGACATGTTCGTAATTGACGTGCAAGTTAAAGATGGTTCAATTAATGAAGTTTTCGTAGACGGAAGCAGCGCAGAAATGCTTGGATTCCACAAGCTTGACTCTTCAAGCTTTGAGCAGAAATCAGAAGTCGGTGCGTACACTCTTGTTGACTTCACGGAAGCAGCAGAAATAGCAGTTAAGTCAATTGACGGAACAGTTATCGCAGTAGAGCCTGACGTGTTCGAAGGTTTTGATGCTTACGCTGTAGAAATAGAAGGATTTGACGGCAAGTCCTACGATGTGTTCGTCGCACTAGACGGAGAAGTTCTCGGTTACGACAAGTACGAAGCAGACGAGATTGAGGACATTGAAGCAGAGGCTGCAGAGATAGCTATCAAGCAAGCCTTTTCTGAAGAACGTCGTATGGAAATGGCCAAGGAAGGAACCGCTCTTGAAGACGGTTCATACCCAATCGCTACAGAGACTGACCTAAGAAACGCAATCCAAGCCTATGGCCGCGCAAAAGATAAAGAAGCAGCAAAGAAGCACATCATGAAGCGAGCTCAGGCGTTGAAGCTTGAAAGTCTTATTCCTGGTAACTGGTTAGCAGGTAGTGACGAAAAGAGTCAAGATGTTAGCGATGCAGAGTTCATGGCTTCCCTTGTTGAGTTTCAATTGCTTGAAGATTCAGTCGACGAAATCTAGGAAGGGAGCACCACCATGGTGGATGCCCCTATAAATAGGGAAAGAATCGTAGTTTCGGCGCGGCTTATCGTGCCTTTGTCGTGCTGCGGTGGATTCAACGAAAAAGCACTTCGCTTTAGGCAGTCAATAAATTCTTCTGTATCTACTGGAAGACTAGAGCCAGAACTTGCATTAAAAGCAGTCGGTGACGTTTTTAGTTTAAGAAAAAAAACAGCCGAAGATACTGATAATAAAAAAAGAGAATTCACTGGAGACACTCGTCCCGGTGTTGCCTCAAATGAGTTCGGCTATCGCTGGGACAAATCAGCCAAGTGGGAACCAGGCTCTCGTCTTGTCATAAGCCCGTCGTATACGTCGCGCATGGGAATGGGAACCATGCCGAACGTGGGTTGGATTCCTAGAGACGAAAATCAACCAAAGTCTTTTCAGGAAATGATTTCGAGAATTCAATCAGAACCTCAGATTCAGTTACGAAAATTTAAAGTAAATCCAAAAACTGACGACATAATCCCTGAGTCAGAAAAGATAATTGACCCTTTTGCTATTTCTTCCGGCATGACCATGGAAGAAAGACGAAATGCTCAAAGAAAATATCAAATCGATAATCCTGAAGAAAAAAGACTTCCAGGCGCGAGTCTTGAATCACGAGTTCCGGGAGGCTCTCTTTTAAGTAGAGCAGCAGCTGTTTTTGGTATCCTGAGAGACGAGAACAACAAGTTTCGATGCCCTCCAGGAACTCCGGCAGCAAATCAGTTCACTGACGCAACTGGTTCCAACTGCTTCGGTTTTAGTGCTTCAAAGTTTTCACGTTTCGCAGCAAGGGAAGCAGCCAGACTTACGGCAGAAGGCGAATACGAGGGGTTGAGAACAAACGCTAATGCTTTTTTTGGTTACCTATACGGCGGCAGTCAACAAGCAAGAGGCGTTGCAAGTCCAGAGTTTATTTCCCGATGCGCATACTGGGAAGACCTTTATGGAGACAAATTAAAGCCGCCTTCATGGCGCGACACCCCTGTCACAGAAAATCTTCGTCTGTTCAAAAACGGAGCAATACGTGCACAGGACGATATTGCGAGACAAAAAGCCTCAGCAGTACGTATCTATGATGCTTTAGGAATCGACCCCAGTGACCCAAATGCTCATTTCCAGGCTGTCGAAAAATTACAGAAGATGCATGTTGATAGTGACGGTGCTGCTGGATGGGACTTAAAGATTTTAAACACTTCTTCTGGTGGAGACGCATCTCGTCTAACTGATTTAGAAGTCAGAGAGTTTACTGAAGCAAGACTTAAATCAGTTTCAGGGTGGAATCGTTTATCAAACGAAGAACAAAAAAGACTTATTGATTCTGACATTAGAAGGTATCAAGAGACAGAACGAGCAATGTTCGAAACACTCTTGGACCAATTCATGCAAAATCCATCAACAGCGAGAGTGCTTGGAAGAGTTGAATATAACTTTTTATCTGATGACGAAGCTGGAACAGGAATGTACAGAGATGCCCCCTCTATTGTTCCACGATTAAAACCAGACGGAACACCAGTTCTTGACAAAGCCGGCAACCCCGTAATGGGCAAAGTTCCCGGAGAACTACGTAGCGTTATTCATATAAACATGAAAGAAATTCTACAAAATCAAGAAACAATGCTTCCAAACATGGGACCAGATGAAAGATTGGCAATTTCTGCGATTGGCGCACGAAGCGAAGCCGAAGGTCGTTTAGCGGTTGCAGATTTTCTTGTCAACGTAGACCATACCGCAAGAGGAATGGCTGGACTAATTGATGGTGTCTACTCTTTCTCTAGTCACATCATGCTTCACGAGCACGCACATAGTATTCAGCTTCAAGTATTCATGGCGAAAATTCAAGAACAGATAGACAGCAAAGGTTTCATATCTGTTCCCATAGTAGACAGAAACGGAATCGTTAAAGGGACAAGAAACGTAGACTCAATCTACAGACTGTCCGGCGATGACGTTATGGCGATAATGACCGACGTAGCGGACGACATAAACCTGGATTCCTTAAAAGACGCCATGGAGCGCATCAAATCTGTGGCACCTCTTGCTGGAGCGTATCCAAGAGATGCATACAAAGAAGGCTCAGAGGTTTGGGCTCTTGAAGTAGCAGCAGAACTACACGCCCTTCGCGCGAGAGGCATAATATACGGAGACGACATTGACGCAGCTTTAGCCTTTATGGACGACATAGGCGATAGTAGAGCGTCGATTGACAGAGCTCTTGGTGACGAGACCGCAGCGCTTGTTGACATGGACGACGTGTTCACTATTCGTCCAGACTCCGTCGTTCCGGACGGCATGCCGGAAGAATCCATAACAGAAGCGCTAGGGGACAGGGACGAACGCATTGCTTCTGCTCTTCGTGAGGAAATAAAACAATTCAAGACGGGATTCAAAGACCTTCCTGAAGATGAAATGATTTCAGAAGCTGCAATTATTGAATCTCAGAGAGATGCTTCAAATAACACGTTAAAGAAACTTAATGATTTCGAGATTGACCCGTCCCTGCCTGAAGACGAGAAAGAGTCAATAAGGGGATATCTAGAGAATCTTAAGAAGCAAACGCAAATGGAATTGGACTTCCACGACACTAGATACAACGAAGCATCAAAAGCGTGGAGAAAAAAGTACGGCATCGGAGCTAGAGGAGAAAAAGACAGATTTAAAGAATCCGTTAAGGCAGTCCGTGAAAGAGAAGGACTGTTTGATGATGTTGAAATTGAAGAACTTGCAAAAATAGCAGCTCTCGACGACCTTCGTAAGTCTGTAGAAAAAATGCCAGAGAAGAAGATAATTCGACGCCTGGCTGATGACGAAATATACCTAAGCACTCTTGACCCATCTTCCGACGAGGCTAAAAACCTAATTGAAAAGATTGACGTCATAAAAGAGCAGTATGTACAAAACATGCGTGACGCAGGAGACAAGTCGACGACTGCCAAATTAAAGAAAAACCTAGACCAGAGTGTTAAGGATTTAATTTCTCCTCCAGCAAAAAAGAACGTGTCCTTAAAGAGCAAGCAAGAAGCAAAAGACCACGCAACAAAAGAACGTCGCCGGGTTCGCGGAACTGCAGAGCAGAAAAAAGCAGTCAAAGAACTCGGAGACATTGCATCTTCGGACGTAGGACAACTGCTTGACCCTGCGGCTCAGACCAGGGCCGGAAGAGCAATAAACAAAAGAAACGCCAGAATAAAGAGATTGGGACTTACGGTTGATGAAAAATCATCTGAAGAAGGCGACGTTGTCCAGCAAGTTCAAAATTTGCTAATTCCAGTCATGGAAGTAATCGACGGAACGTCTATTGCTGACCCGTTCGAGATAGAAACAGTTATTGATTTCGATTCAGGAGTTCTACGAGGAAAAATTGAAGGCAAAGAAATTGAAATGCCTCAATTTGTTTCCGGCAAGGTTCTGACGACGAAAACAAAAAAGCTGGACATGCCAGAAAAAGGAATTCGCGACAAAGAAACTGGGAAAACCGCTCGCCGCGTAGTTGTACAGGTTCGCGAGGGAGACAGAGGCCTCTTTCCTTCAGCAGGAGAAGACGACCAACGCTTTGTTGCTCCACCTGGACGCCTTCGCATTACGGGGATAGACCCCGACGGAACAGTAAGAGCAGAGTTGTCTTATCAAAAAGACTCTGTTGAGGTCATTGACTCCATGGCATACAGTTTGGAGACAAACAAAACTGATGCAATTTGGGCGCAGAGCCACGGTAAAAAAATCAAAGCAGTAGCAGACAAGTACGTTAACTCGCGCCGTGAATCAGGTAAGGAATCTACGGGTTCAAGAAGTGATTACGATTCCGTCTCAGAAACCTCAAGCAAAACAGTTGTAGACGAGGTTGTGGACGCTGGTGGTTCTTTCGGAGAAGGTTTTGACGAACTACCCCCTCACTTGTCGTCTGATGACTCAAGTTCCCGCTTGTCTTCTGGAAAGAAAGACGTACTGGGCGCTCCCGCTACGCGCAAGCAAAGAACAGAATTAAGAAATAAGTCAATGTCTTCTCAGGTTAGGGAAGTTAAATCCATTCTTGGAGGAGGACAGGGGGACTCGGCTGACCCACTGTCAAGGGGTGACATCCACCCAGACGTTGCTCGTTTAATCGCCGATACTCCAGAAGAAGACCTGTTAGCAAGAGCCGAGAATACTGCATACAGAATGCATGAAGGTTTCGATAGAAGAGTACGTGTTCGCGCAACAGATGACGACATTGAGAGACTTTCTTCCACGGGCTCCATAAGGTCCCCGTTTGCTTCTCCAGACGATGAAGCAAAAAGAACATCACGCAGAGCGCAAAGATACTCAGGAATGGGTCCAGACGAGCGCTCTTCAAGACTGTCTTCCGGCCGAACTATTGATTCTTCAGAGAATTTAGCTGAAAGAAAAAGGCAAGAAAAAGAAGTTGCAGTTAAGGCTTTTGAAATATTTGACAAAGTCCTTAACGCCGACGGAAAAAACTTAGACGACATGTCCGAAGCAGAACTCTCTGCGTCTTTCGGTGGGAAAGTAAAGAAATCTAAGAGAAAATCAGTAAGTGCTACAAACGACTCGCTTTATGAAGTGGACGACGTGCCGACAGCTATTGCGTTAATGATGTTGGGGCATCACGTTGCTGTTAAAGACCAGGACCTAAGATTGACCGAGCAATCACAAAAAGCATTTGAAGAAGAAGTTAAAAATGCTGCAAAGAAACATATTGACGCCCAAAACCCTCACCCTAAATGGGTTCAGTATCAAGAACAGTATAAAAAAGATTCTCCAGATTTAGACTATGGAGACCCTGCAGTTGTCAAGGAAATGGAAAAGAACTACGTAGACAGCTATCAAGCAGACCTTTGCGCTTTGTATAGTCCGGCACAAAACTTGCTGTGCTCGGGGCATATCGGTATTGATAGAGAAAAAATGCCTCAGACAAACGGAAGGTCTGCAGGCTACGATACTGTCGCGGTAAGAGCGCTTAAAGCCGGAGAAGCCGCCGGAAAGTTTGAACCTGCAAAGACTATAAAAAGAAACGCTGCAGTAGACGCAGAGTTCGCAGAAGAACTTAATGCAGCAGTAATTAAAGCCAACGCTGGTCTAGTCAAAAAGGGTAAACCAGAATTAACAGACGAAGAGATTTCAAAAAAACTTTATGAGATAGTTTCAGAAAAACATTCATTAAGGAATCAATTTGGGGACAAAACACAAGAACAACACAAGGGTGATTCTTACGACAAAATGTCTGATGCTTCGAAAAATTGGCTATATGAAAACACTGACTGGAACGACACTGAAGTAAACTTGGAGACACCATTCATAGAATGGCTAAATGGAGTTATTGAGCCAGAAAACGGCGAACCTTCGGTAATCCTTAAAGAGGTAAATCCTGGTGATTATGCTCCATCACAGCAGCAGCTAGTTGCATCAAAAGTAGACGGTACCGCTAGGCAAATACAAGAAAAAGCCATAGAAGTTGCCGAGGGCATAAGAGCTGATAATCCTGGAATATCGGACGAAGACTTTAGAACAAAATACCTAGAAGAAATGAAAAAGCAATGGTTTATGCAGCCCATCCTTACTGCAAGTGATGGGTTTATTGTTGACGGTCACCATAGGTGGGCAGGAATAAACGTAGGAAACAGTTCACTTTCGGAAGAATTACGACTCCCTTTGAATGTTAATGAAATACAAACGGACATAATTGAAGCTTTGACCCTAGGAAAAATCTTCCAAGACGCTTGGGGTATTAAAGAAGCGCGCCTTGGAGCTGAAAACAAGTGGAAAGAGGGAGAAATAACCGACATTAGTAAAAACGAAATATCTCAACTCATGGACGGTTTGACCAAAAACGTGGGCACCCTTGTGGACGAAAAGTACGCAGAAGGAAATTTTGTTCAGCTTGGCTCGATTGGTCTTTCAAACAATCCAGACTACGCAGCACGAGCCAAGGAAAGACAGACTAGTGCTCTGACAAGAAGACCCGGCCCAGCAGCAAGAGCTCGTGAACTAGAGCTTGATGCAGCCATTCGTGATGCAGGGAGACAACGTTCGCCAGATGCTCCCGCGGAAAGAGAATCTGTTGGCAGATTGGCAAAAATGCGTAAAGGAAAGAGACTTAGTAGTGGAAAGACTATCGATGCTCCCGCTTCAGGCAAGACGGTAGGAATGTCTCCTAAAAACTACGCAAGCGAATATTATTCAAGAATAGGTCTACCAAGCTCTCTTGACCCAGACATGATGCCAGTAAGTGGATATCTCGTTCATAAATCTCACATAGATGCAAAACGTGCTCAGATTACAAAAGGCGGAATGCCTGGAAATCTCAGACCAGATGGTGTGTTTGAAGTAGGGGACGAAGATTTAGTTGGAGACGGCCTAACGGCCTTGGGTGATATGGAAATAGTTTTGCGCCCTGGAGTGTCAAACCGGGTCGCTTACGGACGAGGCAATGCTCTCACTTCGGCTCACAGGCCCGTAATGCTTAACTCACGTAACAGGGACGACGTAGCTGACGCAATCCTTAATGCCGACGGAGTAAACGCTGAAGAAACAAAACGAGAAGCCCTTTTACACATGCTCTCTTCTTCTTTGAATAACGATTTTTCAAACGCAAACGCATCAAGAAGCTCTAGTGGAAAAATGCCATCTTCGTTCGACAAGAAACTACCCGAAGGCTCCACCAGGGAACCTTTTGAGGCTCAGATTTTGGGCGGATTTGACGTTGCTGATATCGAACAAATAAACGTTCCGTTGAGCAAGATTGAGGCCGCCTCGGCGAAAGAAGACATTTCCGACGTTGTTGATGCCGTATCGATTGCTGACAAGTTAAGAAAAGCCGGATTTTCTCAAGAAGAAATTGAATACTTTTACTCTATGGGCGGGGGACAATCGTTAGATACAGCAAGCATGTCTATGCTGCGTAAATACAGAGCGTCACAAAAGATGAAAGACGACTTTGCCAAGCGTGGTCTGAATAATGTCAAGTTTGCTCACCCGAATGGTTTCAATATTGAAGACGCTCGTTCTCACTCTAAGAGCGCCAAAGCAGGCCAGTCTGTTGAGTCAACCCTCAAGGACTCTATAGCTGAGGAAATTATTGCAGCAGCGAAAGACTTGCTCAAAGAAATGAAAAAAACAAACAAGCCAAAAGTTACATCTATATTCGGAGGAAAACTATGAGAGCCGCACTTGTAGCACTTCTTGGGGATTCACGTGTTTATTATGACGTGGACGCAAAAAGAGGCCAGAAGGACGCGGCTGTCGAGAAAGCTGACGGCTCGGTTGTAAAAATGGATTTAATGCACTTGTCAAGTACGGCTAGAAATCTTACAAAACTACGAAACACTCCTTTTCAAAGGTTCGTATGGGACTCCCCTAAAGACCCCTTGTCGGGAGCATGGTACGAAACCTTTATTGAGAAAACACGTCCAATAAACGATTCACTCATGGACTCAATGCCAATGCATTCAGCGCTTGGTAAAAACAAAAAAAAGATAGACAAAACTAAAAAGTCCGTCAAGTCTTTCCAACTGGACGAAATCACTCGCCGCATGCTTTCCAACTCGTGCTGCAGCGAGGTGGTACAGTTAAACATAAACGATTACGCCTTTAAGTCGCTAGAAGAACGCGACTTTGCGTGGCTTTCAGTTAAGACTATGAGAAGTATAGAAAAGGCCATAAATGATGAACAGTGACGGAATCAAGGCAGACCCTCTTGGCGGTTTGTTGCCCCAAGAGCTTGTCACTGGGGACATCTTGCGTGGTAGAGGACCAAGGCGTGGAAACCTTGAGCGCCTCCTCAGATACTGGCGTCCCATCATGAAGAAGCCAGGCGGCTTTCGTAGGTGTCGGGTCATTCTGGTTAACCATCCAGAACTGTACCCACTAAACAATATCTGTGCTTGGTTGCATCACGAAACTACTGGTCTTTGGCCAAACGAAGGTTGCCATCATCCAGGTATGAAGAACTGCAGGAAGAAGCTCCGGAAACTGACCAACTGGACAGACTCTCAGTTCAATACTTCCCTTTCGGGGAAAAAGCCTAAAAATATGATTAGGACTTCTGGAGAAAAATCTGATTCACCATTTGGTTCTGATTTGTTCTTTTACGAACAACCAGATACTGATTTTAAATCAAACGAAAATTCGGTCGTAACAGAGTCGGATATTTTCCACGCTATGAAGGTTCTGAATGAGTTTTGCGAGATGGAAAAAGATTTTGTGACCTTCTTAAGAAATGACAAAAATTGGCAAATAGAGGGTGAAGACGAATCCGGAAAGAAATCCTTTTCTCAGGTTCTGAAAACGTCTTCACTAGAGGATGAGTGCTGTGGATAACGCAAACGACTGCTGTAGCGGGAATGAGATACTAGTAACAAGGGTTTTACTGTTTAACCCTGCTCAAAAACAAAATATTGACTATATCCGCGGGACAAAAACGTTAACTCAAGAAATTACCGATTACAAAGCTTTGTCTAGAAAATTTGGCAACACCAGAAGAATTCAGCGTAATCAGCAATCTAGTGGAATGCAGTTTAAGGCGAACGCTTTGCGACAGTTGGGAAGTTCGGCGTTAAGCGTGGCGGTCCCAGGAGATTCTGGCCCACTGCGCTCACCAGTACGTTCTGCTATTTACAGAACAATAACCCCAGGACGCCCAGGGGGTCGTGGCGGTTCACTTCCTGGGCAAAACAGGGCTCATCGATGCCCAGAGGGATATCAATACGGTGGAAGATTTACAGACAATAGGCTTTCTACTTGTGGTGCAAAGCTCTTTGCAATCCCCTCTGCTCTCGGTGCAGCAATTGGGGCAGCCAGAGGAGCCCTTACTTCCGGAATATCTTCAGAAACACGTGGAAGAGACCTAACAGGGTCACCTTACGACAGCTCAATTATCCTGTCTCGCGCACCTCAAATACCTAAGGTTGGAGCCTTCAACAGTCGTGCGTCTCTAAGTAGGCTAAAAGAAGAAATAAGCTCAATAGGAAAGTTCAATAAAGAATCGGGCTTAAAAGTAAGAAGAATGATTCGTCGTGACGGCTTTGTACTTGAACCAGTTGTTCCTAACAAAGTACTAAGAGCAATCCCTGACAACAGAGACATGGAGGGAGCATATTTCGTGATGTCAGCCCTTTCTCCAAAAGACATCGGAGGAGAAGAGTTGGGCCTCCTTTCAAACACTGGAGTGACTTCTCTAATTTATGTACTCCCGGGCGGCTCGTCTGTCACGCTAGAAAAAGCGAGAGCGCTAGAAGTTGGTGAAAGAAGAAAACTTGGAAGAACACTAAATCAAGTTATTGCAATCGACAACTCAAGAGACCCTTCAAAACGCCTCAAAGCACTAGCTGACGCCATTGGTGACGGCATGCTCTATTCCGAAGATTTCGTAGGAGTTAAAAATCCAAACGAAATAGTCAAGGGCAGAATCAGCTGGGCATCACAGGTGTGGGGAAAGCGCATGATGACGCAACCCCAGTCTTCGTCTACGCGTGATACAGAATCTTTTGGGCCACGTAGAAAGCTGATATCGAATGTAGATTCAGCAGTTCAGCATCTCATCAATGGTGGTTCAATGTCAGATATTGACCCAAAAATTATGTCCAAAGTTTTATCCAAGTCAGGCGTGATTCAGAAACAGAAGCTTGCCAACAATATAGTTGCTATCGCCACCCCTACAGAGCGTTTGTTTCTTTACAATAAGCCAAACAGGTTTCAGCATATTGGAGAAAGATTTGCTGCTGACGTTCAACAGCAGCTAGGACTGGAATCACCAGACGTAATCTTTGCCGACAAACCAGGAGAAGTAAGAAAATTCTTACGACAAGAGGTTACAAGCGCAATCCCTGGTGGCGTCTTCAACCCAGAGATAAAGTTCAACGAGCTTGAGCCTTCTGACGTTGCTGCATTAATGGTGTCGGACTACCTGACCGACCAAAGAGAACGCCCACTTACGTCTATCTACACCATAGATACTCCTGATGCAAGAAGACTTATAGCAGGGCAAAACGCAACATCTGGACTCGTTGATTTGTCCAAGATAGAAATTACAAAACGTATGAATTTGCGTTTAAATGATTTCTACGCAACACAGCTCACTCCTTCGTATTCTGACTATTATCAGTCGCTCAAGGCGCAGCAAAGAGTTGCATTTATGAAGTTTTTGTCCGTAATGATTCAAAGAGCAAAAAAATTTAACTCATTAGAGTTTCAAAAATCTCTATCAAAATACGGCCTTTCTGAGGGTGAAAAAATACATATAAATATTCTTGGCAAACTGTTTGATGCAAGACTAGAAAACTTAAATGCTGGAAAAGATACTCTTAAAAAATTAATTAGTGGAGCTATATAATGAAAATCGGTTTTATCAAGGATGTTTTTGGAGGAATGCCTCATGTTATGGCAACTTCAAACAACGAAAAAATTCAGGTAAAAGCAATTACCGAATATGGCAAATCAATTGTTTCTGATTTTAATTTTGACGCTTACAACATTAAGTCAACAGTGCCTGATGGATTTATTTTTACCGGATTCTTCGAAAACTCAGAAATAGCAGAGGACGAGCCTGTTTCTAAAGCAATTGAGAAAAAATCGTACCGCTACATCACTACTGTAAAAAACGAGAGAAGCTCAAATCGTGACCCTATCGAAAATACGCCAATCCGGTCGTTTTCCTCCGCGGTCAATAAACTGAACGCTATTTCTTTCAAGACCAGTAACTTTAAAAACCTTAAGAAAAAATCAGAATTCAAGAGAAGAATAAAGTCAGGAAAAGTTTTTTTTGACGAAAAATCTCGCGCTGTTAAATCTCATCCTAAAGCACAGTTTGGACAAATAGAGACAGAACTCATATATGGACAATTTGGTCAAGGGTTTATTAGAAAAACAGCCAATAGAAAAACGGCAGAAACTTCTTCAAGTCGTCGATTGACTCGCAGAGCCAAGACTCTAGAAAGCATTACCCGAGAAGCAACGGCTGGCCAAAAGGAATCAATTTCAGCACGGGTTTCTTACACTAGAAACGAAATAAAACATGCAAGGTAAATCTCCAGCAAAAGCAAAAGCATTGGCTCTGCGTCTTGCTCAAGACATAGGGTGTTCCGGCGCACACAAGGATTCAGAAGGAAGATGGATGCCCTGTGCTTCCATGGAAGAGATGGAAAGAATCTCAAACACTGCCGAGACATCAAGGTGGAGAAGTGTCGTTCCAGGAGCTAAAGAAGCGGGAACAAAAAGAAGTATTGGGAAAAACAAGAAAAAAAGACGCTCTGACGGCTGGGAAAACCTAACGGAAGCGCCAATACGGGGAATTGGCTCACTGGAAGGTGGAGGCATCGTTTCGTCTACTTCCTTTAGTGGTAAATCTATTGAATGCTGCGAAGAAAAGGGTGTCGGCCCAGAGTTCGTAAGAGATAACGACGTAGACGTCTTTATTGACCCAGAATCAGCCAAGGCTCGTTCTCGCCAGATTGGGTGCATAGGAATCAGTAGAAGAGTGAGCAAGTCAGGACGCACGGTGTGGATGCCATGTACAAATATGACTGATTATTCCAATAGAACTGGTTCAACATCTTTAGGCAGAAGAAACATCAGCAAGAGGCGTGAACGGGAAACCAGAAACGCTGTCAGGACCGTCTTGCGCGAAAAACCAAAGTCAAGCGTCGCAAGGAAAACATCCCTCACGCGAGAACTCATTGGTAAGTAACGTAATCTATTTACGTACTTTAATTGCAAAATATTATTAGTTACACCGAGAGGTGTCAATTATCTGTTATTTTTGTTTATACATAAGAGCTGGGTGCTTACCTAAGCCTTGGAAAAACCAACAATAAACAAACCCCACCCAACTCATAAGAGGAGAACCCAATGTCGGAAGACAAGGCACGTACAGAAGAGCTTCAATCAGCTCTTCGCACAAAGATGGCAGACAATAAGACCATCGCAGATTCATTCAAAATCGAGGACGGCACAGTAGTCGTTACTCCTGAGCAAAAGTCAGCGTTCGACAAGAACATGCGCGACATCAAGGAAATCAAGGGCCTTCTCGGAGACCTTGAGACCATGAACCAAGTAGACAACTGGGCATCACAGCCATCAGGCGATTCTGCAGGAGCAGCTTATGCTGCCGCCGCAGCAGACCTCAATAGCTTGTCTTCACGTGAAATCAAGTCAATTGGACAAATGTTCACTGACTCACCAGAGTTCAAGGCACTTAATGGTGGCCGCAATGGAGCAAACATGGTTTCACCATGGCAAATTGCTGCATCGTTGACTTCATACACTTCTGGTTACAACGTAAAGGACGTTTACTCGGGTCTGCCAACAACAGCAGTAACCGATAGCCGTCTTGGTTCATTTGGTTCCGTACAGCGTGACCCAATGGTATTGCCACCAACACGTACAAAGCGTGTTCGTGACTTGTTCCCAGTTCGCAAGACAAACGCTGCTGTTATCGAATACTTCCGTCAGCTTGGTTTCACAACCTTGCAGGCTGGAGCAGGCGTAAACAGTGCATCATCAGTTGCAGAGCGCAACGCCGGCAATACCGCATTCGGTATCAAGCCACAGTCTTCATTCGCCTTCGTTGGTGAGCAGGCTCCAGTGCGCACACTTGCACATTGGGAAGCAGCACACCGCAACGTTCTTGCAGACGAGCCACAGCTTCGAAGCATTATCGACAACGAATTGATGTACGGTCTCCGTCTCCTTGAGGATAACCAAATCCTTAACGGTAACGGTACTGGTGAAAACTTGTTGGGCGTTCGTAACACACCAAACATCCAGACATACAACTGGTCAAGCGGTGCAACTCTGCCAGTGAAGGACACAAAGGCTGACGCGCTTCGCCGTGCGGCAACCCTTTCCTTCCTTGCTTACTACGAGCCAAGCGGCATCGTTCTTCACCCGAACGACTGGGAAGACATCGAACTTACTAAGGACTCACAAGGCCAGTACCTCATCGCAGTTTCGGTTGCAATGGGTGGCGAGCCACGCGTCTGGCGTATGCCAATCGTTGACACTCCTGCAATGACTGAAGGTAAGGCACTTGTTGGAGCCTTCGGTACCGGAGCACAGTTGTACGACCGTGAAGAAGCAAGCATCCGCATCAGCGAACAGCATTCGGACTTCTTCGTCCGTAACGCAATCGTTATCCTTGCAGAGCAAAGACTTGCGCTTGCTGTCAAGCGTCCAGAAGCATTCGTTGAAGTAACCTTCGACAACGCACCAGCCTAATAAGCACTAAGCGGAACCCCGCCTGTACCTTCGAACGGTACGGGCGGGGTTTTTGCCTTTTATAACCCAAAAACTATGAGAAGATATCTTATATGACTAATCCATTTGATGACATCGAAAAAACGTTTGAAGAACTTCAGGGCTTATCTGACCAAATAGAGGTAGAACTAGCCCTTGAGCAAATAGCTAACCAGTCCATGATTGAGCTGAAGCATATTGAAATGCACCCAATATTCGATGAATATTACGGTTCTTTTGTTTTCCAAGAAGTACTAGTCAAAGGTTCAAAAAAACCAGTACTTAAAGACCCAAAGGGTGGCCTGACTGCTGCCGGACGAGCTTACTTCAAAAGAAAAGAAGGAGCTAGCTTGAAGCCAGGAGTAAAGGGGGCTGCCGATACTCCTGAAAAGATGAGAAGAAAAGGTTCTTTCTTGACTCGTTTCTTCACAAACCCATCAGGCCCTATGAAAGACGAAAAGGGCAGAGCAACTAGATTGGCTCTATCGGCTGCAGCCTGGGGCGAACCAGTACCTCAAAATATCGAAGACGCCAAAAAGCTTGCAGCAAAAGGAAGAAGAATGCTGGAAAGATACCAGAATTCTAAATCTAAGAAATCACATTTTTCTTACGACTACTTTAATAAGTTTTCGCCAGATAGTTATAACGAATTTATTAATTCAGAAGAACTTAAAGGACTTATCCCTCCTGATGGAATGTTGTTCTTAAATGAATCCATGTCCGAAGAGCAGCAAGCGATACGCGCATCTCTTCGGAGAAGTGTCTCCGAACTAGCGCCTTCGTCCAAAACCGCATCACAGTCTTATATTTCAGAAGATTCAGAAGAACTAAAAAGAATGTCTAAGGCAGCAAAAATGATGAAACAGCGTCGTAAGGCTAAGCAAAAAAATGGCTGAGCAATACTGGTACACAGCAAAAGTACTCAAGGTAATAGACGGAGACACTCTCGACGTCATGATAGACCTAGGGTTCAGTATTCACCACAAAGCCAGAGTGAGGCTCTATGGAGTAAACACTCCAGAATCCCGTACAAAGGATTTGGCTGAAAAGGAAATGGGTCTAAAGGCAAAGAGTTTTACTTCAGACTGGACAACACGGCACTCTATTGTCTTTTTAAAGACAATCGCCGGCAAGGATGACAAGTACGGAAGAGTCTTGGCTCAAATATATTCCGACAAGGACGTCAAGTCCGAATTAACTGCATGCCTTAATCAGGACATAGTTTCATCGGGCTACGCTCGTGAGTACTACGGCCAAGGGGATAAAACTTGGGAAGAATTTAAAAAATGAACGACAATACATGGGGTTCCTATAAAGGACCCATAAAAGGCCTTCGCATAGAAGTGAAAGCAGACGAATCCGCTAAATGCCCTACGGCAACAAAAGACGTTTCGGTAAACCTGCTTAATCGCAAAAAGGCAATCGCTGTTGCTGACTACGGCCCGCTTAATCCAGAAGAGAAAAACGAAGAGTTCTGGTCCAAGCTTGCCGACGAGTGGGAAGTAAGCACCGAAGAGGCTAAGAAACAGAAATGCGGCAATTGCGCAGTTTTTATTGTCACCCCACAAATGAAGTCATGCATACAAGGCGGACTTGTCGGAGACGATAGAAAAGACGAATGGGAAGCAATAGACGAAGCTGGTGAACTAGGATACTGTGAAGCATTCGACTTTAAGTGCGCTTCTAAGAGAACTTGTCGCGCCTGGGTCACCGGAGGACCAATACGTGAAGAAAAAGATAAATAACGTCATTAACTGGCTAGCGGCAATTGTTTCAGCCGTTGTTGTGGCAAGAACAGCTATAAAGATGAAAAAAGCAGTGAGTCACCCCAACCCTGAAATGTGGGAATGAATTTCGTGCTCGTCGCAAGACGTATAACGCATTCCTGATGTCTCCACCTTGCGTGGATATCCTGGTTCACCGCATTTCTCACATACGCTGAAAGAATCCTGCTCGATAGTAAGAATCAGTGAATTGACTTTACTATATTCTTCCATGTTTGAAAGATTGAAGTAAAAACGTAGTCCACCAAACTTTTCTTTTATTTGCACAATCGTGTAATTCGGGTCCTGCGTAAATAAAACAGTATCGCATTTCCTTATTAATTCCGCCCAGCCATAACCACAGTCAATGGTTGCCGGTATGCCGTCAGCAAAACGGTCAAGGATGTTTTGGAAATCCGGGTCTGAACCTATGTTGATATTCATGGCTAAATCCTATACTCGTTGCGCGTCGGGCAGGGCTTAGGCTTTGTAAGATTTGGTGCCCCATGAGAGAATCGAACTCCCGTAAAATGCTTAGAAGGCATTGACTTTATCCACTAAGTTAATGGGGCCCGATATGAGTGCTTTGCCCAGTTAAATTGTTGTGCCGTTCTAATTTTATGACAATTTGCACATACAATATCGCATTTTTTAATTTCTTCGTATGCCGCTTTGTCTCTTCCAGTATTTACCAAGTGAGACACATTGTACTCTTTTTCCCCACGATGGTCAAATTCTAAAACACGGATATCACTATTTCCGCAGTCCATACATGATTTATCTGCTAACCATTCAATGAATTCTTTTTGAATCCTTAATTTTCTATCGTACGCTTTGTCGATATAGTATTTTTTATTTTCTTCATAATGCGTCTTAAAATAAACCTTCCTACACTCCCTACAGGAGCTTTGTAACCCATCTTTTTTTCCTACATTTTTAGCAAAACAATTTTTAGGTTTTACGGTTTTGCACGATGGGCATTCTTTGGTCATATTTAAATTGTACACATTTGGGATTCTGACCATTGTTACTTTTAGAAGTCTGTTGCCTTATCCCTTGGGCCACCGACGCTAGAGGGTTGGTTTGTTCTTGCGAGAATGATACAGGTTTCTCTTTTGTTCGTTCAGTTTGTCCCGGTTCACGCGGTTGTACTCCTTCATGGACTCAATGTTTTTCCCTTTCCTTTTTAAGTCATTGATTCGTTTGCATTCCCTGCAGACCCTATATTCTTCACCAATTTGCCTGCCCTGTTTCTTTACATATACAAGAGGTTCGAACTCCTCAAAAGAATGACCCTTTTTACAGTGAGTCTGTTTTTTCGTCTGAGGGGGATTTCTTCCTTTTTTGAACATGTCCTTCATGTTTCCTGAATTTGTATCTAGAAAAAGATGTTCGGGGTTAACGCACGGCGGGTTGTCGCAATGGTGGCAGACAAGTAGGCCCTTTGGTACTTCACCTATATGAAAAAGGTAGCTTGAAACATGAGCCCCAATCGCCGGCCTGTCTTGGTAGTACTTGAACGAACCATACCCCTTACTCGTTGGTGCGCCAGTCCAAATCCAGCAATCTGGAAATTTATCGTTACCAGACTTATCGACCTTCTGAAAAAATCTTTCAATGAGAGGCATATTCTTAGCCATTTTTTTTCTTTTCGTTTCTAATTCGCATACACTCCGCGCACGTCCGATACTTTCGCCCACTTTTTTTCACGAACCACTTCTCCCCATAAACACTAAAGTCATGACCTTTTCTACAGTGGTTTAGTTTTTTAGGCTCTATTCCCTTTTCCTCGCGTCTGCGCGCAAGTCGCTCTTTCTTCCATCTTTTGTGACAAGCCTTACAATCCCGTGTGACAAAACCGGTATGTTTGCTGATTCTGTGGATTGTGTTTTCCTCATCATAGAGATGACCGTGTTTGCAGTGCGTCTTTCTGCTCTCTTTATGATTCCCGTGCGTAACCGAATAGCGCTGATTGTGAGAACGGGTCTCAGCTTCTAAATGGTCCGGACGAACACATGGAGGGTTGTTACATGTATGGCAAACTTCGCGCCCTTCTGGGACTCGCTTGCCATTTGCTTTTTGCCAGCTATAAACATGGGCACCAAGTTTCTTGTTTACCCCATCTTGCTTGATTGCAAAGTGACCATATTTTTTCACAACATAGCCAGTCCATTCCCAACAGTCTGGATAATCTGGATTAGGTCCAGATTTGTCTACCTTCTCCCAGAAACGTTCTTCTTCTGGTATTGGTTTTCTTCCTGCCATGTGTCTACTTTACTGGGCAGGCTCCTGTTGCGCAATCTTCCATGTCAATTTCTCCGTCAAACTTTGACTGAACAAGTGGAATAGTGAAATCAATCTTTGCGACAGTCTTTTCATATTCTTCTTTTGTAATTTCCTCGTATGGAGGAAGAACGAAGTTATGGTCTGTGTGAAGAAGGAATGAAACAGACTTAACGCTGTCGTTGTAATTCTTTGAAAGCCATTGCTTGATTTCTTCAAGTTCTTCTTTTCTGTAATACACAGTTACCGAGACGGCATTGTCTGCCCATTCTGTCTGAAGCTTCTTGACCCACTCCAATTGCTGAACTGCTGTCATTTCGCTGACCAAAATTGACCCCTGCGGTGATTCACAAGGGAACTCAACAACATAACGGGTGTGGTCTTCTCGTCCATCGATGCCAATATCCCAGACGACCTTGTAACCCCTCTTGCGACAGGCTTCTACGAGCGGGTCGTTCGAGCCAAAACGGACCCTACGGGTGTAATAGGCTGCAAAGGCCGGATGTATGCCCGGAGTGACTCCAGGGAGCAGAGAGAGCGTCCCAGAGGGCTGTACGGTGGTAAGACGGATGGACTTCGGAAAGCCTTTTTCTGCTGAGTACTCGGCGTCAAGGTCACGAAGGTAGTCGTATGTCGTGGAGAGCCAAGAAACCTGCTGTTCGGAGGCTTGAAGCACTCCTGTGACGCTTTGTCCAATTCTGGCGTTCTTGCGAACAATCTTGGTTGTCTTTTCAAACGGGTAAGAAAGTCGTGTTATCTGCTTTTGTGTCATATAAAGAAGACGAGAGATAGACATCAACTGTTTTACGGACTCTACGTTCGGCAGGAAGATTGTGGACAAGTTGCACGACTCTCCATCTGCTAGGCCAATTTCAGCGCATGGATTAAAGCCTTCAATTGAGTTGTCAACGTTCTTTTCGCCAAGTCGACCAACGGCTCTTGCAAGCTTTCTGTTAAGGAATCCGTATGGTTCGCCAGAACCGTCGTAACCCTTCCAAATCTCAGCAGGAATCTCGTCCCAACCATCGGCATAGATAGAGTTGTTGCTGTTTGCTCGCCATGCAGGAATGTTTCCACTTCCCCAGTTCTTGGCACGCTGGAAAAGAACGTCGTCAGGGTCACCTGCGGCTATTTGCGCCGACCGACGCGACGAGCCGGAAACAACAACGCGACCAATAATGTTACAAATATCCAAAACATCGATAGACCGAAGCTTCTTTCCTACTCTGTTTTCCAGAACCTTGCAGATATCCTCCACGCCCTCAATAAGAGCGCCAGGACCCGATGCGGTTCCGCCCATCTTGCTCAACTTTGCTCCGTACTCTCGTACAAGAATTGTTGAATAAGTAAAAGACTTACCAGTATCAAAGTATGACTTCAATACGGCATGTAGTAGACGGCTCCAGCCCTCTCGTGAGTCTGGAACAATAATATTTGCATCGTTTGTTCTTTCGTGCGAGATAACAACGCCAGATTTGACCTTTGGAAGGTCGTGAATCTTTGAACGCTCTACTGAAAAACCAACTCCGCCGCCAAGCATCAAGTAATTGAAAAGAAACTCAAAGTCATCTATCTTTTCAATGTTTGTGAAGTAGCAGTTGTTCAAGGATGCTCCGCCAAAAGATTCAACCATTGGGGTTCCAAGCTGCCAAAGCGCCCTACCGCTTACTGAGCACCTCAAGTGATACATGTGGTCAAAAAGTTCTTCGGCTTCTTCTCTAGTGTAAGGAACGCCGATAGCAACTGCTCCATTGACAACTCGCTGAATTGTTTCAGCCCATGTTTCTATGTTTCCATTCTCTTTCAAGCGACCATAGGTGCGCAAAAAAACGATTTCTCCCATTCCGTTAAAGCCCCAAGGGACTTGCTTGTTCGCGTATGAAGCAATAAATTCATCGTCAATGAGGTTCATAATTTCCTGTCAGGTAGGTCACTTAATAACTGTGAGTAAATGAGTGTAGCGCAAAAACGAATAAAGAAAAAGTCGAGAGACGATGAAATTTATTTTATGAAACCGTATTCTTTTGCGGTGGTCAAAGGAATGTTTTTTCCCTTTTTAAAGACAAGAATCTTCGTAATTATGCCGGGTGCAATTTCACGTTCTTCAAAATAATCTTCTTCAATATAAAAAGTTAACGAGTTGTCTAACGAAGATGAAGTGTTGTATCCCCATATTGTCTCCGGAGCGGGAGTATCTCCTACGCAGTCCCCAGTAGGGTGACCACAGACCGGACATGGTTGTCTGTCTGCCCTGTGGATATCTATTCCGGAGGAGTCGTTTCTAAAGAGCGATGATTCGCCAAATCCAGCGCTGTTATAAAATTCAGACATAATATAAGTTTACTTAAATTAATCTCTGCATTATAAAACCTAGGTCGGAAATCTTAGATGTTGCTGTGGTTAGATTGTCTCCAATGACGGAATCGTCTGGGTCCATCTGCAAAACCCTGCGGAGCATGGTCGGGTACTTGGTCTGGCGAGTGTATTCGTCGGCTTTTTCTGGATAAACCAACACCTCTTTCCAGCTCACTTTTCTGCCTACTTCAATCTTGTACGGCGCTGCAACCATTGAAACGGGAGAAACGTGGTCAGTATCTTCATCAATGGACGTGTGGCTAACGGTTATGCATTCGTAAACCGGGAGACTTTGGTCAGCAAAAGCGGTGGCAAGGTCCATGTTCTTGGTCTTATAAGAGTCCAGGGAGCAATATCCTTCTGAAACCATAGTTATCGCAGTTGACCACATGTCCGTCCTGAGGACTTTGCATAACTCTTTACATCTATTAAATCTAGTTTCAGGGTCAAGCTTGCCAGTTTCCCCATTCATTTGGCAAATCGCTATGAGGGTGTTATCTAGCCATGCTAAAAAATGAATCGAGAGCTCTTCTCCTAGTCCATGTTCACTGACTGCTTCATCCTTGGCCATTTGGGCCGAGGTCAATGCCAGTGCCATTTTACTAAAATCATTTACATATTGCTCCACGAAAAAATCTTAGTCAATGACCCCCGGAATCCGGGTAAACAAATAAAGTTGTTTTACCCTGTACGACATACCCGTACGCTATTGTTTTAGCCATGAGCGATAGCAAGAAAAAAACATCATCAAAAAAAGCACCAGTCAAGAAGGCTGTAGCCAAGAAAAAGGCTCCGGCCAAGAAGGCTCCCGCTAAGAAAGCTGCGGCTCCAAAGAAGAAGAGCGTTAAGCCTGCCGTTGAAGCAGCAGCAATTCATGAAGCATTGCACGAATTGGAAACGATTAAAATTAATTTTGTTGATGGAACATCTGAATTCAAAGATTTCATTTCATCCACTACAAACGAGATTAAAGACCTTGTGAAAAAGGAAGCCCCTGCTCGCGTTGGCACCCTGAAGAGAATCTTCTCAAAACTGTTTAAGCGTTAGTCTTTCCGAGAGGAAAGCTTCGCCCAAATGACAACAGAACGACGAAAAGCCCCACGTAGGGCCATTGTTTCTATTGAAAAAATAGGAGCATGGGGACAACTAACGTATCAGCACAAGCTTTCTTGTGGTCATATTGATGTTAGAAAACGCAAAGCTTCATCGAGTGATATTGCGTGCATGTGGTGCTTGCGCGCTAAAGAAAAACAAGTAGAGCTCAAGTCTTTTACCGCACCTTCTCCTTCAAACGTTTTTTACGATGACGATTTAGCAGAACAAGAAACTCGGATAGAAAAAACCAGAGCAGCGATTGCTTCTAGAATAGGTGTTCCAATGGAAGCAGTAGATGTTGCTTCAGAAGATATCAATGGTCAACTTGTGATTCGCAGCGCAGTCGTGTATCTTTCATCACGCGATGTAATCCGTATCGCAGGAGAATAATTTCGCTTCACGGCAAGACAGGGTTTACTAGTGAACAATATTGAACGTATAGACAGTATTCCCGAAGGTGGTAGTTGCACCGGAAAAGACCTCAATATGTGGTTTCCCATGGCGGACAAATCTCAGCCAGGAAAATTCTCAGACAATTATCGCAAAGCAAAAAAAGATGCTGTGCTCGCGAAGAGCATTTGCAAAGATTGTTCCGTTCGTTTAGAGTGTTTGTCTTACGGCTTGTATCACGAATCTTTTGGTATATGGGGTGGAGCGTCAGAACGTGAGAGGCATCAAATGAGAAGAAAACTAAACATCATTATGATTCCTAAAGTCCCCGTCAACCTACTCCTGCCTCGGTGACCATCTAGATGACAAATCCTTCTTTAGAAACTGAAAATTTTCTAGCCTTATTGGACGGTGTTCGCAAGGCTGGCTCTGGATGGATTGCACGCTGCCCATGCAGAAACGATGACGCCAACCCGTCTCTCTCTGTTGGACAAGGAATGGACGGCAGAGTTCTCGTTACCTGTCATCGAGGAATGTCCTGCAACGTAGAAGAGATATGCACTGCCGTTGGTTTAAGTGTTGCTGATTTGATGCCACGAAAAGACGATTCTGACTATCTACAGAACAAAGATTATCGTCCAGTTTCTCCACCAAAAAGCTCAGAACAGCAGAAAAAGCCAGTGGTCGCAAAATCTACACCCTCAACAAAACAAACATTAGTAGCAACCTATGACTACACGGACGAAAACGGAAAGCTGATATTTCAAAAGCTTCGATACGTAGACGAGAATGGTAAGAAAACATTTAGTCAGCGAAAGCCAGACTCCAGGGGTGGCTGGGAGTACAGTCTCGGCGACATTCCTAAGGTTCTCTATAATCTTCCCGCAGTTGTAAACTCAAAGCAGTTCGATGCTCCTGTATGGGTTGTGGAGGGCGAAAAAGATGTAGACACGTTGACTGACGCTGGTTATATTGCTACAACCATGCCTGGTGGTGCTGGGAAATGGCTTGATATTCATACCGAACCACTTGCTGGTTTAGTTGTAGAAATAATCGCCGACAAAGACGAGGTTGGATTAAAACACGCTTTAGATGTTTGTAAAAAACTTAAGGCAGTGGGATGCGACGCTCAAGTGTGGGTATGTCCAGAACACAAGGACATAACAGACCATCTTCAGGCTGGTAGAGCCATTGACGAGCTGATTCCGTATATTCCGGAAGAAGAGGAACCGCAACAAACTTCTGCAGATGGATTTAATGAAGTAGTCGTTTCTGAATCAAAGATTACAGACGAACTTTCTCCTGAAGATTTGGCTCTAACCAAAATTCAAGAAATCTTAGACAGAAGCGACCTGAATAATAAACAAAAAATAGCAAAGAGTGGCCTTATTCTCGCAACGGCTACCGTGTCTTTCACATTAGACACTGGTCGTCTTGTTCACTGGAACGATTTCATCAACGAGTCCGATGGTGACACTTACGATTGGGCTATACCTGGCCTTATTGAAAAAGGAGAAAGAGTTATTGTTGTTGCTGCCGAAGGTGTCGGTAAAACAATGTTGGCTAGACAGGTTGCGCTTCTTTCAGCGGCTGGAATACATCCGTTTTCGTTTCAGCCCATGAAACCAATCACAACACTTACTGTTGACCTTGAAAACCCAGACAGAATCATTAGAAGAACTGGTCGCTCCATAGCGCTTCAAGCCATGTCGCAGGGTCGCGTGTCTCGCCTGAACGCCGAATTGTTAACTCGTCCGTCTGGTATGGATTTACTCAAGGCGAGCGATAGGGCGATTCTTGAAGAAGCGCTTGATACGGTCAAGCCTGAGCTTTTGGTTATAGGTCCTCTTTATAAAGCGTTTCTAGACCCAGGTGGCAGAACTTCTGAGTCAATAGCGTTAGAAGTTGCAAAATACTTGGACACGATTAGAACCATCTATAAATGCGCTCTCTGGATTGAGCATCACGCTCCACTTGGGACAAGCATGACAAGTAGAGACCTGCGTCCGTTTGGTTCAGCGGTCTGGTCTAGGTGGCCAGAGTTCGGTATTTCTCTCCAGCCAGACCCAACGGCATTAGGAGGCTACGTTTATGATGTACGCCATTTCAGAGGTGCTCGTGACGAGCGCCAATGGCCTACTAAAATAAAGAGAGGCGTCAGATTTCCATTTGAGGTCGTCGAGTGGTCTAAGGCTGTTAAATGAGTGACGAAAAATCAAAACCAATTACTACTAAAGAGTTTCTGAACGAGAGAGACATGCGCATTTTCAAAATGCGTCAAGCAGGAACTTCCGTAAATGAAATAGCCAGAAGATTTGGCGTTTCCTCAGCCTCGGTGTCTAGGTCTATTCAGCGCCAACTTGAAAAGATGAACAAGGAAGCCATCCTTGCCTACCCTGAGGTACTGAGAATGGAGCTGGAGCGTTTAGACAACCTACAGCAAGCAATATGGCCCATGACGCAACACAGACGCATAGTCGGTGACGATGGAACAGAAATGCAGATAGAGCCGGACCTGAAGGCGATACAGCAAGTTCTTTCCATAATGGACAGAAGAACGAAATTGCTTGGCATGGAGCAGACAAACGTGAACGTAAACGTTGACGGAACACTGAACCAGACAGTTCGCGCAACTATTGCTGGACAACCAGGCGTAACTATGCCTGCAGTTGGTTTCGACGCCGAATCAGAAGCAAGAAAACTGTTGGAATTGATGGCAATTTCTGGAGTGTTGCCAGAGGAGACTGTTTATGCAATTCTTAGAAAAAACCAAGAAGATGAAGGTTTAATTATCGACGCTGAAGTAGTATCTGACTCAACGGATGAGCCAAACTACAGGGACCCAAGCGATGATGATATCGAACAATGAAAATGAAGAACTTGACAATATTCGCGTAGCTATGGACAAGGTTGCAGAAACCTTGACACCCACCATCTCGCCTTTAATTGACGCTTCAGACGGTCCAGCAGACAAACAGGTCCTTATTCGTACCAACGACTACGAAAGAGGCAGATGGAAAGAAGCTGCCAATATAGAGCAGGTAACCCTTTCTGCGTGGATTAGAAACATTCTTAATTCCGAAGCCAAGAGACTGCTTGAATGCGACCACCCAATGGAAATGATGCGTTTCTATCCTTGGGCCAAGATATGCACCAAATGCGGCAACCGCCTTTAGTTTACGCATATCTTCTAATGGTATTATTTAACTAAATGTCTTCCGATAATGAATTCCCCATCCCTTTCGAGGAGTCCAGACGCGGTCTGGCGGCTAACCAAGAGGAAAAAGCGGCCGTAGGGCGACTTGGTCAGTATTTAGCTTCTCGCGGAGTTAATAGACCGACAATCGGCGAAGGGCGCAAAAAAAGAAGAAGCGGCAATATCGAGCTTCCCACTGGCGGCAAGCCAGGCCAAAGAAACCCTACCGGTTCGAGAAGAGACGTTGACGGCGATGGCTGGGCAGACGAGGGAACCACCAAGCCAGTATGGGTCGGCACCGAGAGTCAAGCAGGTAAGCCAAATACTGTTGCTCGTCTTTCTAGTGGCATGGTGCAACTTTCACCAACAGAGCGGCACGACTATGGCGCTCTTGTGGCGTCAAAAAAAGTTCAAGCGAAAGACGTCAAAGGCAAAGGCGGAGAATACAGAATAGTCATAACGACATCGGGAACCGTAGCCGCATTTCTTGATTCAGACATTGAGAAAGAAAGAAACAACCTTCTCGACAGATTTAACGAGCTAGGCAAAAATCCTTTTACAAACAAAGAAGCCCCCCTTGCATTGAAGGACATTGATGACCGGGATGTACTAAGAGGACTGCTCGATGACCAGCGAAAAATTAAACCATCAGCAGGAATGCAGGTCTACCTATCCGGCAAAGGCATTGAAGTTTTCGGAATAGAAACAAGAGAAAAACACCGCCGTCGTGGATTAGCAACAGAGATGTTTAACTTTCATCGTGAAGTATTTCCCGACCAAGACCTCCAACATAGCGACGCGTTGACTGATGACGGTAGGGCTTTTGCCGACGCGACTCCCACTGTCTCCGTATCGGCAAAACTTTCCTCTGGCAAAGGACGTAATACAAAGCTAAACGTTACGCGCTATGGAAAAGACGACGAATACGCGCAGGTATCGTCTTTTGAAATTGACGGCAAAGTGTTTGAGATTTCTCGTGGTGGAGACTCTCCCGGCAGAGACATGTACAACGGTTACATCTCTGCGTTCGACGAGGATAAAAACGTTGCATACATCGACTACAATATGGATACAGAAAACAAGAAAGCCGTTGTGGCAATGGTTTTCACCGATGAAGAATATCGTCGTCAAGGAATAGCCGAAGCCCTTCTTGATTCTTTTGTGACAGAAAATCCCGACTACGAGATAAGCCCTGGTGGCACCACCGACGAAGGTGGAGACTGGTGGCGTTCGGTTACTGGTGGGGATGGACCAATAAAAGCAGAAAAAGCTACACAAACGCAAGAAGGTCTCTTTTCACCACGCAAAGGAGAGCAGGGAGACTCCGGCTCAAGGCTTTCTTCTGGAAAAAAATATCAGGAGATAGTTGATTCCCAGCCATCGTTAAGCGAAGATAAAAAACAATCGATAGCTAATTTTCTTGATGATATTGTGTCAGAAGAATTTCAAAAAGAAGATATTTATGTGCTTGATACCGGTCCGACGCCACCAAGGCCTCCCGGAATGCCAGAACCAAAGCCGAGACAAATACTTAAAGACGATGAAAAAAGAACTCTAGAAAAAGAACGAGTTCGCAACTTGTTAGCCGAAGTATTTAAAGGCGAGATGACCCTAGACAAAGACGTCATCATCACCGCTGACGACGGGACACAATTAAACATAGGAAAAAAAGTCCTAGTAGAAATAATGCCGCAATCTTCCTATGCGCCAGCGATAAAGGTAAAAAAGGCTTCTGAAAAAGACCTTGCGGAACAGGATGAATTAGGACTGTATGAAGAAAATATAAAAGAGGGTGACTTAGTAACAGAACTGCAACTTGAATTCAGGATTAAGCCACTTCCTGAGTACAGCGACGCACTCTTGGCTATATTTAATGATGAAGATGGAAAAAGATACATTTCCAGAGAAGACGGTACACCGGCTCTTGCGACGGGATACAGAACATTCATTCAGGTGTCTGGAGATGACAAAGACGTTCGAATTGTCTCTCACGATTCTTTTTACATCAACAATCGTGCCCAAGGTCAAGGAATTGGGTCTGTTTTTAATGCTAGAAATGAAAAATTATACAACGAACTTGATGTTCGTTCCATAATTACTTGGGGTAATTCCGGCAGTGGTTCAACCGGTGCTGTTCATTGGCCAAAAAATGGTTTCTCTTGGGCAGGAGAGAAAGATAAGCAGGATTTTATAAAATTAATTGATGAGGCAATCGTCAATACTCCAGAAATGTTTTCTGAAGAAGATAGAAAAAAGATATCTTCCCTGTACAGAAAAAATAACGATACTGGATTGTTTGAGACGGAAGCCACGGCAGAAGAGTTTGTAGATTTTCCTAAAGCAGACGAAGTTTTTTCTAATGCAAATGCTCAATTCTTCTACTCAAGACCACTAAGAGAGCTGGCTGGGGCTTCTTCTGGAAGTAGCGGTTCAGCAAGGCTTTCCAGTGGTAGAGCTCCTCGATACCCGCGCGAACCAACGCTGGGTGCTTTCCTTGAAGGAGCGCAAGAAAGATTTGAAGGCGTTGATTCCTGGGAGGAGTTCAAGGAGCGCTATGCCGAAACCGAAATGGTATTTCTTGACTACGAAACAACCGGATTAGATTTCGACGAATTCGGTAAAGCAACCACAAACGGTAACCCAACGCAAATTGGTCTTGTAAGAATGAAGAACGGCAAAGAAATAGGCCGTTTAAATCTTTTCATGAACCCCGAACAGCCTCTTGGTGAATGGTCTTTAGCAAACCTTAAAGATGCAGATGGTAATCCAATAACCAACGAATGGCTTGCTACGCAAATGCCAATGGCGGAAGCCCATAGACAAGTTGCTGAGTTTATTGGACCAGACGCAATCATTGGTGTACAGAATGCAACGTTTGATAAGAGAGTGCTTGAAGATGCGTTAGAAAGAGACGGCATAGATTGGCGTCCTTCTGGCTATCTTGACACAAGAGACATAAGTGCAATGACCTTGCCTGTATGGAGCGAAGAGAGCCCAGAAGGTCCCTATATAACCGATAGAGACGGAAATAAAAAACCATCCAGCAGTCTTGCTGCAATAACCGAATATTTGGATGTTGAATTAGGTGAGGGTCACCACAACGCCGATGCCGACGCTTTCGCAACCAGTCAGGTTATGCAGAAGATAATCGATAGAGCCATTGAGAACGGATGGTCCACTGACGTCTTGGATAAAGAAAAAAGAGACGCAAAACTAAAAGCAGACAACGATAAATTTAACGCAGATATTGAAAAGTTTGAATCAGACAAAGAGTCTTTTGTTTCAGCCCAGAAAGAAGAGGAAAGCACAAGGCTTTCTTCTGGAGCTAGAGCCAAAAGAAGCATTCCGCCGATATCTGAAATTAGGAAAGAAGTAGGGAGATTCTATAGAGAATCAGAAATGTCAGATGCAGATGTTGTTCGTACGTATCTTCAAATTAGAAACCGTGATGCAGAGGAATTATACGAATCAAGACATACTAGCGGCAGGGAAATATCCGACGAAATAGGTGAGCATTTCTCAAGGTTTCGAGACTTCATAGATAATGAGAGAATCTCAATAGACGGAATGAGCGATAGTGAAATTCTAGAAATCTTAAAAAAAGGAAAATATCGTTCAACAATAGATTCGTACGACAACGCAATAGACAATATTGGACCTGTTCCCTCAAAGAATTCAAATCGTCTTTCTTCCGGCAGACAGCGCGAATTAATACCAATGAATGCTCCGTCAAAGGAGCGAAAAGGAACTGGTGCTACTGGCTACAGAACTCAAGACTCTTCAGGAAATTTGATTAGTAGGTATTCCTCAACGTGGCTTTCCGGTTTGAGTTCTGATGAAATTTCTAAGGTTGTTGTTCCTGTCAATGCTGATGAGCATTTCGAGATGTGGGCTGACGATATTGCTGGACCAAACTGGCGAGCCAGTAAAAAACAGCAAAAATTCATCAAGAACTACTATGAGGAGCTACAAAAAGACTCAACTAATATTCCTGTTGATTATTCTCCAGAATCAATAGCTGCTACCCAGAAATTAGTAAAAGACCTGCTGGATTCTTCCCCTTCTGTTATGTGGGTAATGCAAAACTTCGGAGCACCATTGATTGTTCCGTTCACTCGCGAAGGAATGGACGCTTACGAAAACAGTCCAGACATGAAAGAACGACTAGAGCTTCTTGCCAAGCAACGCGGAACAGAAAAAATCCCATTTGTTAGCGGACTTGCAAATCGTTCCTTGGGGTCTATAGGTATTTCTCCACGAGCCCTGATAGATAGAGAATCGTTACTTAATGACGACAAGGGTGTTTACCCAATAAGTTTAGACCCAGACCGGGTTCCGGCACCACGAGATGCTCACATAGATAGGTCCCTAGAAGGAACACTCGTTCACGAGTTTGGACACTGGATACATCACAGAGCGCTTTGGGATACGGAAACAAACGGCGCTTCAGGAAAAATGCGCTCATATTATGGAACTGGAAAGCTTTCTGACCCAAGATACGTAGCTTCGCTTGATGTTGCAGAAGAATACGGTGACTACGAAACTGACGACAAGAGAATAGAAATCTATTCGCAGTTCATCGACCTGACTGGAAGAAGCCCTGAAGAAATGTTCAGAGCCCACCCCGATGAGCCTCTCCTATCCACCTCTTACGGAAACATAAACAAAAGAGAGGCCATGGCAGAAGCCTTTGTTGCAATAATGCATCCAAACAAGGAAATGCCAGAAAAGACCCTGAGCAAGAAACTCAGAAAAGACATTTATACGCTAATTGGCGTTGACGAAAAAAACCTTCCATGGAGCGATTCTAAAGCTGGCTCGGAAAATCGCCTTTCATCGGGTGCCAAAAAAGACAAACGCAAAACAATTTTCTCAAGATTCAGAAAAGAAGAAACTGAAGAAGCAACCGTTGAGGAAAAAAGGAAACCTCCAGTAGTGGAGAGACCTGAAGGCCTGGTTTCGTTCGCTACCGAACCGTCAGAAGAATTGCTTAAAGCCTTACCAATACCTGATGAAGACACCTTAAAGAACGAGTTACTAAAAGACGTACAGTCTATAGCGTTGGAATTCGACAAAGGAGCCTATGGAAGTATTGACTCGATAGGGATGGGTTCAAGAGCTTCTATTATTGCCAAGAAAGCAATTACCGCAAACCTGTCTCGCTCGGTAGATTTTGATGTTGAAGATTTTATTAAAGTTTTTTCTGCAGGCAACGACCGTTTCGGTTTTCACAGTACGGAAACTTTTAAAGCAGTACAAAAAATGTACGAAACTGTAAAAAACCTACCAGCAGATGCTGCGAGCACGGAAAGAAGAACGGCTGCTAGGGGTGCTTTTGATACAAAAAGCGGACGTATTATTTCGGCAAAAATACATGACGACATTCTTGGTAGAGCACGATATTACGACGAAATATTAGACAGGCTAGAAAAAGAAAACTTTGACGAACTTTTTGGCTCCTCTTTTGATGAATTAATGGCTACAGACGGTAGCGAAAAATCACTTTTTACCCCTTATTTAATGACGAAACTTGGAACTGACGATATTAGAAGAGAGTTTCTAGAAGAGATAGAGCCACGGCGTGGACTTTTAAACCGCCTTATCGAAGCAGTTGAACTACAAGAAAGTAAAGCTTTCGGGCTTGCCAGAATAGGGGAAATAAATCCCAACACGGGAGAACGCGATTATGAAGTAATTTCATTACTGGGTCGTGGAGTAAACATGGGCGTCATGGATGCAATGTCGTCTCTTGATATTAGTGATGAAGATTATGGTCAAAAATTTGCAGATATTATGTCTGAGTTTAAAGGTTGGCTAACGGCAGAAAAACTCATGAAAATACGCGACTCGGGTTTGCTTAAAATAGATAGTTCAAACATTGATTCGCCAGAAATTAAAAAAGCACTAAAAGAGCATCTAGTAGCAAACGTACGTTCTAGAGCTGGAAATTTTGAATCAAAGCGGGAAAGCTACACAAACAAAACGGGAGTTGTGTTCTTTGATTTAGAGACAACCGAAGGAAAACGACTTGTTCGAGAATCTCTGATTTCCGACCTTATTCATACTTGGGCAATCTCGGCCAACAACGCAAACCCGGTTGCTCTTGCAGTTCAGCATGAAATAAGAAAGATGTTTGGATTGACCGAAGCCGTGGGTTGGTCAACTTGGCCGCTTAAAGCTCTTCTCCCGGAAGAAAGGGAGGAAATGTCGGCTCACGAATTTGACGGAGCTCCCGAATTGACGGATGCTCAATCAGCAATGATTAGACCGATTCTCCAAAATATATATGATGCTACTCAGCTTTATTACAAAACAAAAGGGGTTACACACGTACCCATATACAGAGGATTTTCTCAGAATAATATAGATTTAACCCCGGGAGTTATTTCACCGATAGAAACAACAATGCGGCCACTATCTTCATGGAGCACGAGCTCGGGAGTCGCTTTGGGTTTTAGTAATTCTGGAGGAGAAGTAGGTGGACCTTTGGAGCCTACACTGCTTAAAGCTTTTGTTCCCGTTGAAGATATATTTTCACACCCATTGAGCGGGTTTGGGTGTCTTTCTGAAGATGAAGTAGTTGTTATTGGCAAGCCGGTCAAGGCTTTTGCGATTCTCGCGTACGACAGTGAGGAAGCAACACGTGCTAGAAACAGATTAAAAAACGCATCGATGTCAGCTATTGCCGGAGAAGGGAGAGCGTCTAAATTAACTACTTCAAATATTGAAGAGCTTATAAAGCCTGGTTCAGATTTGTCATTCATAGACGGAAGCGACCTAGACATAGAAGACGCAGACCTACGCAGTGCAGACCTCACTGAAGCAAACTTATCCGGCGCAAGCCTGGTTGGTTCCAACCTGTCTGGCGCAAACTTAACAAACGCAAAGCTGAATAACGCAAACCTGTCTGACTCAAATCTGATTGGCGCAGACTTGTCTCGTGCAGACTTGCGTGGTGCAAACCTGGGTGGCGCAGACCTGTCCGGTGCAGACCTGACGGGTGCAAACCTAATAGATGCTGACCTCTCAAATGCAAACCTGGAAGGCGCAAGACTTGAAAACGTAAGACTGGGTAGCGTAGACCTGTCTGGTACAAACTTGACTGACGCAGACCTCACTGGTGCAAACGGCCACAATATAAACCTGAGTGGTGCTGACCTGACCAATGCAAACTTTACTGCTGGATTCCTTATGAATGCAAACTTGACTGATACAAACCTGAGCGGTACAGAATTGAGTTCTGCAAACCTAATGGGTGCGAAGCTGAATAAAGCAAACCTGACTGGCGCAAATCTGTCTTCTGCAGACATGGCTGATACAGACCTGACTCGTGCAAACCTAAGTGGTGCAAACCTAAGTGGTGCAGACCTAAGAATAGCAAACCTCACTGAGGTGGACTTAACGGGCGCAGACTTGACTGGCGCAGACCTAACCCAAGCAAACCTCACTGGCGCAAACCTTGAAGCGGCAAACCTGACTGGTGCAAACCTCACTGATGCAATAATGCCCGAGGGATACGTCACGGCCGATAACCAGTCCTCTGAATCGGTCCAAAAACTTTCTTCAGGCAAGAAATCACACACTCCAGAATGGAAAACAGTTGAAGAGATTGTTGATTTTGAAGTTCTTGGAGCATCTCCTGATGATAGCGAAGAAGACAGAGACGATATAGTCAAAGAGTCTGTTGGTGGAGACTGGATGCAATGGGACCCATGTCGCGAAATAAGAACAGCCGCATACGAACTTGCTGGAATAGACGAGTACTCAGAACGAGACCCAAATATCACTCAAAGTGGTGGGTTCTTTGGAAACTCAAGATTTGACACAGCTATTTCTCCCGAAAAGAGAACCGAACAAGCCCGCTATCTTATGGCAAGCATTGTCGATTCTTTAACGAACAAAGCAAGATACGAAAAACAGCCTTATCTATATAGAGCAATGGCGTTTTCGTCTCCAGAAGAAGGAAAACAGTTCTTCGACACAATGAAGGTCGGTAATCAGGTAGATATACCGTTACTTGCTTTTGTTGAAATAGGTCCATCTCCTAGTGGGGACCATTTCTTGACAAGATTCGGCAACGACGCTCTCTTGGTGCTAGAAGACTTCCCTGGGTCATATCAAACGGGCGGAACATTTGAGCCAGTCTTCTCTAGCAGGTATGAAAGCGACACTCTTTACAACGTCAATGAATTTGCAGAAGCAATATTGGCTGATATAGAAAACGGAGTCTCTGACGAAGAGAATATTGAGAACGATACCGAGTTTGCTAACAGGCTTATAAAACTTGTTGATGATTATCAAAAGTCCAGAGACCCGGCAGAGAGACGACAACTAAAAACAGACATAAAAGACACGCTGGATGAAGTGGGGAATGAAACCATAAAGCTTGAATGGGAAGGTGAGTCACTGCCTGAAGACCACGAAGATTATTACCTCGCTATGGAAGACGAGGAAACAGGAATGACTCCACGTGAATACGTTTCTGGAGGAAGACTTGAAGTTGTTAGCGTAAATCCAGACCCAACAAAGACTTACAAAGAAATAATCACGCTTCGCCAAGTTGGTGCTTTTGACCCACAAGAAAAGGGTGCTCTAGTTCTCAAAACCGACGGAGAAAACAGCACGAGATTATCCTCTGGCAAAAATCCTTCAAAGAAAGCAAAGCCAAAGAGCGTTCAGCTTCACGATGACGAATTTGAGAAAAAGTTTAATCAAAAAGTCCCCGATGGAGAGGGTGACTGCTTTAGTGAAGCAATACAGCAGGCTAGAAAACTGGCCGATGCCTACGAAAATGTAAAAATAGTACATGGCTATCCTCTTGGTACCGGAGGAGAAGCAGAAGGGCTCAGATTCCCACATGCATGGACAGAGTTCGAGAGAGACGGTCTGGTGTGGGTACGGGATTACTCAAACGGCAACAGAGTAGAGTTTCCACAGATTCTCTACTATGGCATTGGAAATATTGAAGAAGCAGACGTAAGTAGATACGACATTAAGGAAGCAGAAGCAAACATGATAGAAAACGAACACTATGGCCCTTGGTAAAAAAGAAGACCAGAAAAAAGTTTTTAGCTTAGAACTGAACCAAATAGGGGCCAGAGGGCTGCCTACTGTAAAAAGACGCACAACTGGGAAAAATAAATCAAAGCCCGAACCAGAAGAGAGCAAACCCTCTTTCCTGGACATACCGTCTTTAAATACCCCGATGCCATCCAGATACGTCAAGCCACTCAAGACTCGAAAGAAAAAAGATGGCGACGAATAGAGTAAACATTGACGATTCCCAAGAGAACGCAGACTGGGCCAAGTATCGACAGATAGACATCCCTGGTGTTGAAAGCATCTATGACGTGCTTAGATTCGTAGGGATTGACTTCAGCGGGGAAGACGGCTCACAGGTAATCGTTGACTTCGCAAAATCCCATCCATGGCTTTACACGTTAAACGCCGAAACTGCATGGATAATAGGTGAAGCGGAAAAAGCGATTAAAGAAAATGAAAAATGAGAGACCATAAAAATTCCCCAGATTCACCAGCATGGGTCGAAGAGGCCGCATCTGTTTTTACAGACGGAGCGCCAGATGTTCTTGAAAAAACAGCAAAGATGTCCTACACGAAACCAGACGTGCGTGAACGGATAAAAAATAGAATAATGGCTGGCTCCAAAGGTGGCAAACCTGGACAGTGGAGCGCCCGCAAGGCTCAGTTACTGGCTATGGAGTACAGGAAGGCCGGTGGAGGCTACAGAGGGGCTCCACGTAAGGCGCAGCGCTCATTAAAGACGTGGACTCGTGAGAAATGGAGCACGTCAGATGGCAAGCCAGCGATACGTAAGGGCGGAACCCGTAGGTATCTTCCAGCAAAGGCGTGGGCAAAACTGACGCCAGCACAAAGAGCTGCGACAAACAGGAAAAAAATACTTGGCAGCCGAAAAGGTAGCCAGTTCGTTTCAAACACTGAAGCTGCTAAAAAAGCAAGAAAAAGATAATAAGGTATTCCTATGCCATCACGTTTTGATGAAAACAATGAAGAGTACTTAAGCCTCTTGTTTCAATACGAAAGATACGTACAGCACAGTGTTGGAACTTACGAGGACTTTGACGACTGGCTAGAAATAAGCTATGGTTCCTCAAAGAAAAAAGTACTCAAAAGAAATACTAAAAATCACAAAGACAAGGACTCCTGATATGACTTTCCCCGGAATCGACGCAGACATAAAACTCCTTGCTGACTTAAACGCCATTGACTCAAAAAGAAATCATGACGGAGAAGAAAGAGGACTCGATTTGATAGCCGTCCTAGAACACTCCTACAGGAATGCCAAAAAAGAAGCCGAAACAGAAGACTAGTTTTTTGCGGACTTCTTCGGTGCGTTTTTTTGAGCTGTCGAAAGCTCTTTAACGAGGTCTTTCATCTCTGCCTCATAAATTGCATTGAATTCTTCGGCATGACGTGCCTTGAGAACCATATGAGCCCTCCGACGTGCTTCCTGTCGGACCGAGTTGCGCATTTGTGATTCAGCCTTTTGTTCCGGACTGTGCTTAGGCCGACCTCGGTTGATTCCCTTTTCGCGAAGCTTGCTATATTCTGACATTATTGACTCCCAGTTTTATGTAGGTGGATGGGTAAGGAAATCATAAACAAGGTTTTGGTTTTTTGCAACATATTTCAAACATTTTTTAAAAATATATATCTATGTAAGCTTGGACAAAACAAAACACCCAGCCTTTGAGAAAATCTCGCCAGCTGGGTGTTCTGTTGGTTCTGTAAACCGTTCTCAGACGCTCAGTGCGCCCGTGAGCGGACTAAAACGGGTCTGAGTCAATTTCCTCAAGAAGGCCGCCAGCAGGTACCTTTGCGGTATTTGGGCGGGTTCTGCGCTGTTGGTCTGATTGTCCACGAGGGGCTGCTGACTGGGCATTCTCGCTTCGCTGACGACGCTCAATGGTCTCAAGTGACTTTGTTGAAATAGCAACTTCTTCTGCTACGAGTTCAACTGCTGAACGCTTGATGCCTTCTTTGTCTTCGTATGAACGCTGCTCTAGGCGGCCATACACGATGACGCCAATTCCCTTTTCGAGAGTGCGAGCTGAGTTCTCAGCCAAGTAACGCCAAGCGGCGATGTTGAAGTAGCTTGTCTTCTCTTGCTTCTCTCCAGCTTGGTCATACCAAACATGTGTAGATGCTACGGAAAAGCTCAGTTTTGCTTGTCCTGATGTTGTGTAGGTGAGTTCGGGGTCTGCTGTCAGGTTCCCGACCACTGTAATTGGGGCCAAATTCATGGGTTATCTCTTTTCTATATGGTTGCCCTCGGAATGGGTCATTCCTGGACAAGCACACGATACACGTCCTGCGCTAGTATGTCAACCATGAATTCAAAAAACGGAACAGAACTTAGACTCTCCCTCATAGACCTATTTGCCGAAACAATATCTAACTTTATGGGGCTAGAATCAGCTAGTCCGGAAGAGGCTCGTGAAACACAAATGGCTGCTGAAGACATCTCTGAACTAATAGCAGGAATGCTTGGATTGACTGTTGATGATGGCCTCAATGAAAAGGGTGAAATGAGCGTAACGATGAGCCGTGAAACACCAGAAGAATATCAATTAGTAGCAGGATAATGAAGGAATCATTCGATATCCCAGCCCGGTCTTTTGACTTCAAAAAAGACTTAGAGTTTGGGCTACAAAGCGAAAAAGAGATAGAGGGGTTTCTTGATGATTTGTCTAACGGTTCCTTTGAGGTAAAAACAGACCGCTACCGAAATGGGAGAATGGTCATAGAAACCGACCAGAACCCTAGAGCCATAACAGACGCAGACGGAAACAGAATCTGGCACAAAAGTGGAATAAATGTAACCACGGCCAAATGGTGGGTCTATGTATTTTCTCCGTCTCAGGGCTTTGTTGTTGTGGATGTTGCTCGCGTGAAAAGATACCTGCGGGCAAACCATGAAACATTCAACGAGTCAACCAAGATAAATCTTGGCGGAAACGACAATCCTGCTCGTGGTTTTCTTCTAATGAAAGAACACGTTCAGGATTTGCTAATCAATCAAATCTACGACTAGATTAAAAGACATCAAGACACGAAAGCAGTATTAAAAAAATGACAAAAGAACTAAACGCAAACACTTTTGATGAATTTATCCAAAGCGCAGATAAACCAGTCATTGTTGACTTTTGGGCACCCTGGTGTGGGCCTTGCAGAATAATTGCACCACTCATCGATGAACTGTCAACAGAAATGGCCGAAGAAGTAATATTTGCAAAAATGGACATAGAAGAGTTTCCAGAATTTGGCAAGCGTTACTCCGTAATGTCAATTCCTGCTTTTGCAATGTTTAAAGACGGCGCATTCGGCGGACTAGTGCCTTCGAGGGGCGGTTACAGCAAAAGCCGCTTAACAGAAAACATTCGAATAGCCATCGCTCTTTAGCCACAAAAAGCGATGGCTGGAGTATCCCCTCACTCTTATAAAGTGTAGAAAGGGTAGATGGTGACACGCGAGTTCAAGTCTCGCCTCCAGCACAAAGAAGGAATTATGAAAAAATTAACAGATTACGAAAAACTAGTACTACACATATCGCGAGAGCTTCACGACCGTCTAGTACTGGTGTCGGAAAAAGAAAAACTATCAGTAGGCTCGCTTCTCAGAAAAGCAATACACGAGTACTTAGATAAAAACAGCAATCAAAAATAAAAGGGAATAAAAAATGGAAATGCCTGACCTACCTCCAGAGCAAAAACGCGAAGAAGAGCGCAGAGCTCTCAGATTCTGGATTGAGCATTGTCACGCTCTTGAAGAAAAGCTCTCGCAAACAAGAGAAGAAGCAGAACAATTAAAAAGTCTTCTCAAAATCTGGATGCCTGAAGTGATGAGTGCACGCTCGCAAGACTATTGGGCCGCTGGATGGCTTGACACTCTCGATACAGAACTCCCCAAGATGGATTCAGACATACACGACGCAGCAACAATTCTCGGAGAAATCCCTACCTACTGGGACGGAAATAGTGACCCTGAGATACATGCGACTTGGCGAACATACTCACCCCCATCGAAAGCACTATGAAAGGTAAAAATGCCAAACAATAAAGGAACCATAGGAAAATTTACACAAGCAGGAATTGAGAACGATGTCGTTTACGTCATATGGCATACGTCAGACCCAGCAGAAAGATGGTTTGTGACAATCGAAGAAACCAAAGAGCGAGCAATTCTAAAGTCACTAATCGACAGACGACCACACCCTGCAAATCATGGCTATACCCAGGATGCATGGGCCTACGAAATAGTCAACGAAAAAACATGGCTACGAATGAACGCTGGGGGATTACCAATCCCGCCTAAATCTGTGATGCCGAATTCAAGCACACATAAATAAAAAGAAAGAAAGAACAATGAGTAACACAAAATTCACCAACACCACTTATCGCGAATGGGAAACTGGCAAATACAAACTAGGCCCCATCCCAGAGTCGTCAGAAAAACAAATTGAATTACTGGAGCATGCCATTTATGAAATGTTTGAATGGCTCATGGAGGAACTCGACTACGACAATCCAGGCAGTGTTTCCGACCGCCTATCTGACCAAGTGAACAAGATTGCCCATAGGGCATACGAAAGAGGATGCGAGCTTAAAGGGTAATAAATCGGGCCCTTAGCTCAGTTGGTTAGAGCGCCGGACTCATAATCCGTCAGTCCTGGGTTCAAGTCCCAGAGGGCCCACCAAACAGAAAGTAAAAACATGAAATCCGAAAAACCGATTAACGTCACCATAGCTAACGTCGTGTCTTGGTATGAAGAATCTGAATCCTGCATACTTCATAATCATGCTCAGCGAATTCCAGTCACCAGGATTGAAGACAAAGATATTGTTCAATCCATAATTGACAGTGTTTATTCTTAAAAATTATTAATAGGAGAAAAGTGAAGACATGGACGAACAGTACACAAAAGAAGACTTATTTGACGATATGGAACATCTTCGAAAAGCAAACTTGATTGAAATAAAAGGCATGAACGAAGACGGAGAATGGCTGTGGGGACCAACTGCCGAAAGTCTAAATATGTCAGAAGAACATATAATGAAAATAATCGATGGTTGGATTGAAGAAGAAGATGACAAATAGTCCAGTTTACGCATACTCCTTTCCTCCAGATAATCCGTCTTTCTGCTATCTACTGTGCTCAACTGCAGAGGTGGACGCATGGGAGGTTGTTGGCACACTTGACCGACAAATAGCACAACTTGTTGTTACCTCACTAAATCATGCGACCAACGAGCGAACAAGAAATACCAATCAGACACAGGAACTGAGCTAATGAAGGGTTTAATTTTATCTGGCGGCTCTGGAACGAGACTTAGGCCAATAACACACACGAGCGCAAAACAGTTAGTCCCCATTGCCAATAAGCCGATACTTTTTTACGGCATAGAAGACATGGTTAATGCTGGAATAACCGACATTGCAATCATTGTTGGCTCTACGGCGAACGAAGTAATTGAGGCCGTTGGGGACGGTTCGGCTTTTGGTGCAAAAATAACTTACATAACTCAGGGCGCTCCGCTTGGCTTGGCTCATTGCGTATACATCGCTTCAGATTTTCTAGGTGAAGATAATTTCGTCATGTATCTAGGAGATAACATGATTGAGTCCAGTCTTACCTCTTTTGTACTTGACGGTATGGCCGGTTTCGACGCAAAACTTCTTCTGAAAGAAGTCGAAGACGCTAGCCAGTTCGGAGTTGCTGAAATAGGTGATGACGGCCGAATAAAAACATTGGTAGAAAAACCAGCCAACCCAAAATCCAATTTGGCGCTAGTTGGTGTTTACATGTTTTCAAAAGAAATACATCAAAGCATCAAAAGAATAAAAGCTTCACCGCGAGGCGAACTTGAAATAACGGACGCGATACAAAACTTAATAGATTCTGGCAGCAGAGTGGCTTACGAGATACTCGATGGCTGGTGGATTGATACTGGCAAAAAAGACCCTCTTCTTGAGTGCAATAGGCTCGTTCTTGACGCTATCGAACGAGACATATACGACAACCCTCTTAACTCTTTTACGGCAGACGGAAAAGTAAAAATAGGAAAGTCTCAGATATACAATTCCAGAATTATTGGGCCGGTATCTATAGCGGATAATGTAATAATTTCCGATTCGTATATCGGACCATACACATCCATAGGCCCTGACTGCGTTGTGAGAAATTCAGAAATTCAAAACTCCGTTCTTCTTAAAGGAAGCACAGTCACAGATATTGCAAGAATGAGCGACTCTCTAGTAGGACGTTCGGCTATTGTAAAACAATCAGAACAAAAACCGTCAGCACTGAAACTGATGATAAGTGACTACAGCGTAGTAGAGGTAGAGTAATGCCAAAATTTGAAGAGTGTACGGAAATAAAAGACGTATTAATAGTTCATCCCGACAAGCACGGAGACGAGCGTGGGTACTTCGTAGAGACATACAGGAGAAACTGGTTCCCTCTGGGTCGAGAAATGGTTCAAGGCAACAGGGGAGACAGAAAAGCTGGCTGCCTAGTAGGTCTTCATTATCATTTACATCAAGCAGATTATTGGTACGTACCCTTTGGTGCGTGTTTGGTTATTCTTCACGACATTAGAGAAGGTTCCCCCACTTACGGCAATACCTACACGACACGGCTTGGAATGGTGGACGAGAACACCCACGACCACCGCGGCCTATTCATTCCGCCCGGCGTGGCACATGGGTTTTACTCAGTAACAGACATGACTATCACCTATATGGTTGATAACTACTACAACAAAAACGACGAGTTGGGAATACTCTGGAACGACCCAGGCATACATATCGCCGATGCTATTGAAAATCCCACCGTTTCCGATAGGGATAAAAACAATCCGCTGATATTAGACATCCCGGCCGGGCTAAAACCAATTTACGACTCAAGGACATAACGTGAAGCACTTTGTAACCGGTGGAGCTGGGTTTATAGGCTCCAACTATGTTCGCTACGTACTAAACAATACAGACGACGAAGTAACAGTTTACGACATGCTGACTTACGCAGGATTATTGACGACGATGAGCGACTTCATAGATTCTCCACGTGTCCACTTTGCGTACGGAGACGTTTGCGACAAAGAATCTCTCCTTGCAGCCATGAAGGGGGCTGACTACGTAGTCCATTTTGCTGCAGAGACCCATGTTGATAGGTCAATACTTCTTTCCGATGATTTCGTACGTACCAACTGCACTGGAACCGATTCCGTAATGAACATAGCGCAACATATAGGCGTAAAAAAGGTTGTACACATCGGAACTGACGAGGTTTACGGCTCCGTTGAGACTGGTTCGTCTTTAGAGACCGACCCACTAGAACCACGTTCCCCTTACTCGGCATCCAAGGCGGGCTCAGACCTAATAGCGCTGTCTCACTTCCACACACACGGCCTACCGGTCTCGGTTACTAGGTGTACGAACAATTTCGGGCCATATCAGTTTCCAGAAAAAGCAATACCGCTATTTGTCACAAACATATTTCAAAACAAAAAAATACCTCTATATGGAGACGGTCTCAACGAAAGAGACTGGATTGACGTTCTTGACCACTGCGCTGCTGTACACAAAGTTCTTACACATGGTGAAAGTGGACAAATTTATAACATAGGCGCTGGCAACGGTACGTCAAATATAGACCTCGTAGGAATGATTCTTCGATACTTTGAGCAAGACCCCGCCGAGTGGATTGAGCGCGTTCAGGACAGAAAAGGACACGACAGACGTTATTCAGTAGACGTAAGTAAAATTACAAATCTTGGCTGGAAGCCTCTCCACAATATCGAAGACTCTCTTAGCTACACGATTGACTGGTATCGGTCTAATCGTTGGTGGTGGGAACCCCTCAAGGATGCATAAGGTTCTCGTAACTGGAGCTGGCGGACAGCTTGGCTTAGAAATAGTAGAACGCAGCATTGAGCACGGATACGAAACTGTCGCGCTTGACAAACGAGGACTCAACGTCAGCAATCAACAAGACGTAATTGATTCGATAAGAAAACACCAGCCAACACACATCATTCACTGTGCAGCATGGACAGCCGTGGATGAGTGCGAGAAGCATCAAGTCAAGGCGGAGTCAATAAACGCTGACGGCACTAGGTTCATAGTGCAAGCTGCTGCACAAGTAGGCGCACACGTAACGTATATCTCAACGGACTATGTTTTTGACGGAAATAAAAAATCGCCTTACGAAGAAAACGATTCGCCTTCCCCTATCTCCACATACGGCTTAACAAAGCTTCAAGGAGAAACATGCATGAGGCCTACAGACTCGGTCATACGTGTGTCTTGGGTAAACGGCAAGAACGGTTCAAACATGGTCAAGACCATTCTTCGAATAGCGGAAGGCTCTTCGGAATTATCTTTTGTCGACGACCAGATTGGTCACCCTACATTTGCAGACGATGCTTCATTACGCATACTTGAAATGTCGATTTCTAATTCTCCCGGTATTTGGCACGTGACGAATCAAGGACAAACGTCTTGGTGCGATTTCGCAAAGAATGTACTAGATTTCGCCGGCATCAGCACCCCCGTGAAACCCGTAAAAACTGAAGACATCCGCAGCCAAAGGCCAGCTCATCGACCACTCAACTCTGTTCTAAGAAATAAAAGAATGGAAGATGAAAAAATAACATTGCTCGACCATCATCTTGTTCCGATGGAGCGACTTGTTAGGAAACTTTTGTCTTAACTACCGGAAGTTGCTTTCCAGTGACCTATCCCGCCGTTATCAAACAGATAACGAGCAACTTTTAGATTGCACTTAGAGTCAAGCAGTGCATCAATGTTTTTGACACCACATACGTTCTTTGTAACTGTCCGCCATGAAGAGTTGATTTGTAATAAACCGTAATCTCGCGTGCCATTTGAGTTCTTCTTCGAAATTACTTTTTCTTGGCAGCGGCTTTCACGCCACATTATTTGCGAGAACTTCTTTACCGGAACAAGCCCTTGCGCTTTCAGTTTACTTTCCCACTGAGGGCAACTTTTGACTACCGATACACCCACAGAAGATTTACTAACTCCAGCAGTAGTTACCTGCTTGGGAGATTTCTTTACCTTGGGAACACCCGAAGTTGAAAGTTTCTTTTTCTTTAAGTAATGAACGTGAGCTTGTCTGGTCTTTGGACCATACACACTGTCGACCTTGAGATTAAGAAACATCTGCAAGTCATGAACGGCTTTACTACTTTCGTTAAATTTAAAAGAGAACAAAAGAACATCTTTAAAATTCTCGTAGTAGAAGAACTTTGGCTTACTCATCCTGTACTTACCCGTGGATTGAGATTTGTAACAACCCCATCCTCCGAGACCTACTGGCTTTTGGTCCCATAAATACACGGCAGGAATTCCCTGACGACGAGCCCAATCTGGGTCACGATGAACGACCTGCTTATAACCTTCGACAGAAATGCGGTTAGCCACGATTATCTGCTCTTCGCGAGTCGCCTTGTCTGGAGAAGAAGCGAACTGTTCGCCACCGTAACGCTCCCAAGTGCCCATCGACCCCTTCGGGAAACGACTGCTGGTCATTATTCCTAAGCCGCCAGCCCAACGGCCACCATTGGACCAATCGTTCGCAGTTTCACACTGCGCCAACTTTATCCAAAAAGAATCTGGGGCAAAAGCGTGCTCTCTCGCTACAGCAGAAGCTCTAATAGATTCTGGTGTAGCTACCGACTGAATCGTCACATGTTGTTCTACCGGTACCTCCTCTTCTGGAGAGGAGGAGGCGCGAGCTTCAAAAGCTGGCCCCAAAAGTAAAGCAGACAATGCAAAAATAATCAGTCGGTGTGGTTTCACGATTTGTGCTCCTGTGTTAGGTGGATACAGCAGGCCCTGTTAGTAGTGGGCTCATTATCGGTAGTAGTTAATTCTACCATCTACACACCCTACCCCCGGAACGCCCCCGACGCAAGCCACCCCGCGGGTAACTCCATTGAATAGAAAAGTAAGGAACCAACGCGATTTTTTTTCTGAGACCCTCTTTTTGGATAAATTTATCCTAATGCGGTCCAGGACCTCAAAATTTGTGGGGGTGCCCTATATTTGGGCTGGGGGAAAATCCGTGCGCCCCTTTTCTAGCATCACGGCCTTCCACGTACTAGACGCGGCTTCAGGGGCTCAGGATTGCTTACAGGAGGCTTTCAGAGGCCCTGAGCGTTACCTGTAAGGGCAAAGACAAGCAAAAGCACCACAATGCAAAGAACAACAAAGTAGTCACTCAAAAAAATAACCATCCTTGTAACAAGAATAGTGCCAGTGACGGCCTCTTGTGTCTTTGGACATATGCCTAGAGGGGCCAAAACGACCACAGCCTGTGCACTTTTCCTCGGAGAAAAACTGCCCCAAAAAGACCGAAAATGCACCCAACCCCAACAAAAAAATAAAAAAAGCAAGAAACAAATCAGATAATTCCATAATATCTAGCTTTCCTCAATGCTTTTCAGCACCCGAGCATTCATCTCTTCCCATAAACCCTGGACATGCACATGGGTCAGAGGGGAGACTTCGCTCTTGTGGAAAGGGTCCATTTCCGTGGCACGAATCTCAGAGGCAATACTTGGCCGGAATTCCCACAAACAGTTAAAATACGTCTGCCCATAACGAATCGTCGAATCCTCCGCAGAAAGCTGCTTGTGCTCTCGTGCGACAAAAAGAAGGAACTCGTCATAGTTGTAGATGGTGCTCATGGGACAAGGCTACACAGACAGGCTGCCACACGCAAGCAGATTGGATAAATTTAAGTAAAAAAAGATGAAGCATAAATTTTGATTTATAGCTGGCCCCCGGTATTCGGGCCTCGGTCGAAAGCTCGCGGGGCTATACCCCCACCCCCCCCTTTACTATGTACCACCCCTCGTGTACTGTCCTTCACATGAACACCATCACCCCATCACTAATAGACCATCTACTCACCTCACACATCACTGACCTAGCATCAGAGGGGACAGTCACCTACATCAATGCCATAGGTAACATCGTGGAGGTGTGGATGTCAGTAACTACATCAGGTGAGACGCATCGCATCATTAGGCGTATCCCCTGTACATCACCTCAACAGGCATCTAGTATCGCACGCCTATCTAAGGCTGTATGGTACAAGGCATGAACACATACCGAATCACCGTCACAGTAGGTCAGCGCAGTGACCTTGACATACCATCATCAGTAGATGAGGCACTATCTCTAGTGCGTAACCTTCTCAGTCAAGGAGACATGCTCGAAGTGTTATCAGTAGAGCCCCAAGACAAACAGACCAAAGAAATCAAGTGGGGATAGCTACCCCTCTCGTTAGTGGAGTGATACTCTGCGCAGATGCCCGGCATCTACATACCGTCACATAGTGTCCATCAGGCTATTCGTGTGTCACGCATCGTCGATGACTACCTAACAGACGATGAGAACCTCGAACAGATGCTCGTTGCCTCTTTGTTCATGTCAAAAGTATTTCAGGCATTGCGTGAAGCGAAGGTGAACACGCAGAGTGCCACGGGTAGTGAGGCAAACCTCTACTCCCTCATGGTAGAGGCAGAGACAGAGGCAGGTTGCTATCACTCACCTGCCAGTATGGACATGCTCAACAGGTGGCATAGGTACAAGGTCGAGAGAGAACAGACACGACGCAGACGATACTGCTATGCCATCTTCTACCGAATGACATCAGGCAACATTATTTCTTGACCTTCTTGATGATTGCCTAAGAGGCCACGGGTACCCTACGGGAGTCTGTACTCATGGTGGTACCATGCTCTACATGAACCAACCCAACACACCTACCCGATACGCAACCTGCTCAGCATGTGCTCAACAGGTCATCTGTACTCAACAAGACAGTTATCCCGATGATGGTTGGGTCTTACCCTTCGACACCTTTGGTTACTATGGTGGCTTTTGTGACAACCTCGATGTGCTCTCAGGCAGAGTTCGTTCTCGTGAATGGATTATGTGTCATGACTGCGTTGCCAAGTTTCTCACCACGTTCCCTTTGCTCGCTCAGACAGTTGGTCAGAACTGTCATCCGAACAGTGACGTCATCCCTTGCTGTACGCACGCTTGGCAGAGCACTGAACTCTTTGGACAGAACGTTCATGGCGTTCACTCTCGTACAGCATGGCCTGATGGAGCGTGGCACGATGACCCTCCACACAACCCCTATGATAGGGCTTCGATAATCATCGAAGAACCAAAGGAAGAAGAACAGTCATGACACTCAATCTCGATAGAACAGTAGCCGACTGGCTTGTATGTGGATGCGGTAACGAACCGGACATTGATGGTTTCTACGCATGTCTGCCATCAGGAGAGATGGTAGAACCCGTTGCTAACGGTTCTTGGGATGGTCATTCATACCTCTGCTATCGCTGTGGTTGCATCTACGACATCGCGACACTTGACCAAACCGGAGAAGCCACTACCGAAGTAATGCGTGCCAACTACTTACGTGGCGATACTGACACAGAGTAGATAACCGTCACAAACCCGGGGCTCTCACCACCATCACTGCTCTCAATGTGGGGGAGTAAGAGATAATCCTTGATAGTTTGTCCTGTGAGTGGTACAGTTCGTAAGTCACCACCAACCGAAAGGGAATCACCATGACAAGCATCATCAACCACCTAGACCGAGTAGAAGCACAGGCAACCAACTGGCTTACAGAAAATTATCCGACACTGATTTACAAACTTCTTGCAGGAACGCCATGGGTGTTCACCGCGCTTGGTCTGTATCTCGCATCGCTCTCACATCGGAGCCATACCGCCTACGACCTTTTCGCTGGTTTGTTCTTGACCGTCACGGGTACTGTGACGGGAACATTGCTTAGTGTTTGGGCATACGGAGAAATCAAAGGCATGCGCCACAATGCACGACGGACGCACCCTTCGTATCCATACAGTGCGCGTAACTCACAGAGCAAGTAAACAAATTCGGTACACGACGTAAGCGTCGTGTCGGCACTTACCTATGAGAGTAGATAAGTATCGGCACGGCGCTTTTGCGTTCCTATCGGTCTACCTTGATAATGCGTGGGCGCTCTGTTACTTCGTCTGTGATGTTTCCACCGCGACGATGAGCCTGTATCCATTTTGCACGATGGGTCTTGCGTGATGGGTACCACTGATTACGCCAGTGACCACGGACTAAATGAGCAAGCGTTATCTTTGCTCCCGTTCCATCTGTCTCGTCATACAGAGCGCGACGCAATGAAAGTGTGGTGACACTTTTTGCATCACCCTTACGACCACCACGCGTAGCGCGTCTCCCGAAAGCACGGGGTAGCGCGGTTGTTTCCACATCAACATATTCATCCATCAAGCGAAACAGAGCAACAAGAAAACGACGCACCTCTCTGCTTCGTTCCCATGACGATTCGTTCAATTCGTTCTCTGAAAAGTTATCTACTCCACTTGCTTTGCGTTCTATTTCCATTCCATCTTCACCATAGAAAAACGCGTACATGTCCATTAGTCGTAACGGAGCAATGTGTAGTTGTGGAACTTCTACCGTTAGTCCATTGACAGTAGTTGATACGAGAGTTCCAAAAACACGAACCTGAATAGCGTTGTCTTTTTCTGAGTTCTTAGAAACATTTTTAGCGAAATCATATTCATTACTGTCCTTGCCGAACCGTCTCTCTATTTCTAAAAGTGCTTCGGGTGTTACGGCGTCCACGTCAGCCCACGCAAACGCTTGCACTTCCCAATTCTCTGTGCCTAAATAATTGCCGTCTTCATTGGGTTCATTATCGTTGCGTGTTCCGCTTATTATTGCGCCGTACTTTTTCGCAAGCGCAAATACTTCATCAAAATCTTCAACTTTTATGAGTGACTGTACGGTTTTGTGCAGTGGGGTTTCCATCACAATAAATCCACACGGGGTAAAAATGTCGGTCTCAAATAAAACTTCATCAGGCATTGTTGCTTCTGCTGTCTTGACCAACTCACGCAGGTCATCAGTAAGAAACACGGTGTCACCGAGCGCGATGATTGTGTCGTCTAGTGCGCGATGTACCTCATGATGGACTGCGCCTCTTTCTGCTTCCCTCTTCAATGTTTCACGGGTCACAATAGATGTATCGCTATCTGCCCACATGGCGCGAAAGTATCCGAGGTGCAAGAGCCTGTCCATCGTTGGGTGGCTCTCTCGGTATTGCAGATAATCGGTATGCAGGCTATGGGCTAGTGATGCTGTAGGTACTTGTCTCATGCACACAATGTACCATCGCTGGTTCAGACTTGCAAAAGTTATCTACTCTGTGTACGCGCGTCAAATAATTCCGATTTATCTCTCATCATCCCCATCATGTTCCTGACGTCAGCAGGTTTGAGTGATAGCCCCGGCTTTTGTCGACTAACGCCCTTGCTTCGCTGCGGTTGTTCTCGCCCTGACGGACGGCACTCGGGGTCGGGGGGTGGACTCCGAGTGCCGTCTTTTTTGGGGTGGGGTCAGTAGGTGAACTCCCCGTCCCATCCATGCATGAACTGCGCCACGGCGTCTGAGTCAAGCGTGCAGTCTTGGTCTAGGAACGCTACCCAGTCCTCACGGGTTGCTTCCGTCCATTCCTCAGGGACGAGAGCCATGACCATGTTCACTGCGATGTGCATCAGGGCGAAGGTCGTCTCTCGTGAGATGACGCTCGTCCATTCGTTCTCCTCGTCGGATTCCCATGGGAAGCCACAGCCACCCTCGGTTGCGTCCTTGTAGTCCTGTGCGTCCCATGTGTCACGGGCTTGGTCTTGCATCGCCTGACGGCTTGCGCTTACATCGGACGCCATCAGGCGCTCCATGTGTAGGTGTGCGTTGATGCTCTCGGAAACTAGCAGAAGTGCTTGCTCTAGGTTCATTGGGTTCCCCTTTCAGTTGGAATACCCAAATCGTACCAGCAGGGGTACAGACTTGCGAAAAGTTATCTACTCTGTTAGTGCGCCACTTCGCTCAAACCAGCGAGTTATCTCTCACACCCCCGTGTGTGCGTGCGCTCCCCAAAAGGGGAGAGCCCCGATAATAACTGTTGCACTAGAAGTGGGCATCTTTCAGATAGATTTATCTATAAGAAAACAGAGACGGAGACGGCTATGGCTCATCAGATAGAAATCAACAAAGACGGTACAGCACGCATGGCGTATGCGGACCGACAGATTCCATGGCACAAGCTTGGGCAGCCCATGAGAGGGCTACAAACGGCAGAAGCAATGCTTGCTGCAGCACAGGCAGATTTCGACGTAGTAACCACACGGGTAGCCGTATGTGACGACGACGGGGAGCCAATTCGTCAACCGGACGGAACCACAATTCTTGTACCAGACAGCAGAGCAACAGTACGGGTGAACACAGACGGGTCGTTTAACGGCCTAGCAACAGTGGGTACTCGCTATGTGGTGCAGCAGAATCGGGAATGTCTCAATTACGCCCTCGACATAGTTGGTGCTTCGGATGGGGATGCAGTTGTTGATACATGCGGAGTCCTGAGAGACGGATGTGAATTCTTTGCATCTATTGACATGGGTGCGCTAATAATCGACCCAGCAGGAATCAATGACTCGATTGAACGTTATCTACTCGTACACAACGGGCATGACGGCAAAACAGCGATTACCTTTGCGAACACGAGTATTCGTGCCGTATGTAAAAACACAGTGATTGCCGGTGTTTCGTCAGCGAAGCGAGTCTTTACTGCGCGTCACACACGCAATGCAGATAGAGCAATGGAGCAAGCGAACGAAGTTCTCAATATCTCAACCGAATGGGCTCGCGAGTTCACGCTTACAGCAGAAAAGTTGCTGTCAATAAATGTTCCTGCTTCTTCTCAAATACTTGACAAGACACTGAACCAAGTATTCCCGATAAGCAAAGACGCAACAGCACGTCAAGAAACAAACCACAAAGAAGTAACATCATTGGTACGCGCAATTTACGCAAACGACAACAACGCAAAGAACTACGGGTACAACGGCTGGTCTCTCGTCAACGCAATCGGTGAGTATCTCGACCACTATCGCGAAGCAACACCTACCGAGCGAGCACTCGCTTCTATGAGTAACAACTCGTGGGTGACACGAGCAAAAGTAAAGGCTCAGGATTATCTATTGTCAGGGGTATCCTAATCTCGGCTGTATCATTTAGATAGAGAAAGCCGAAGGGAACAATCGTGAATGAAAATGACGATAACGATGAAGTCTTTGACTTTGATGACGAAGAAGGCCCATCGAGTGCAGAACTTGCCGTATGGCTCTCTGAGTTCATGTCTCAATCACAGAAAGCTCAGCGCTTGTACCGTAGCCATTACTGCAACATTGTTGTAAACCGCCTCTGGGAAGAGTTTGGTGCAGAAGGAATGTGCGAACTCATGATGTCGATAGATAAAAAAGCCGGATGGATTTCTGACATTTTAATCGAGGACACAGAGCTTCATGATGCGTTGTTCAATGCATACGGAGTGTTCGATGACGATGCAATCATCAAGGCGCGCATGAGTAGCGGGCTTACTGAGATGAATAGAAAGATTTGGCGCTTACGCCGCAAGTACGCAAAGCTTATTGCGCAAGAAATCATTGCCGGTGTCGATTCTTCCGAATCCCGAACAGCAGAAGATTAAGAAAGCTTATCTAGCAAGCTAAGAATCATCTGAGTAGAAAAATCAGAGTTATCTACTTCCCCACCGTCAACGGCAGCATTGACCACTGAACGTTTCTTTTGGATAATCTCGTAAATGTCTTCGTCTATGGTTCCAGCAGCGAGCATGTATGTTGCCGTTACGCTGCCTTTCTGTCCAATTCTGTGCAATCTACTGTAAGTCTGGTCCACGTCAGCGGGTGTCCACGGGAGTTCCACGAATAAACACTCCTCTGCTGCTGTGAGTGTGTGTCCCGTCTTTGCGGCCTGAATTGATAAAACGATTACGGGTGCGCTTTCGACATCTTCTGTCTGAAATCTGCGCTTACTCTCTTCGACTTCCTCAACAGACATTCCGCCTTGTATGCGAAGGTTGCCATACTTGCGAGCAAGCTCATCGACAATATCTCGATGGTGAGCAGCAACAACAACCTTCTTGCCGTTATCTATGCGGGCGTTTATCCACTCTTCTACGACTTCCATTTTTGCTTTAGCAGCGAGCTTGCGGAGTACAGACAGTCGAACCAGGTGTTCGTTCGCCTCTGCTTTAATCATTGCGTGTATGGCAGCGCCGTACGATGGCTTTCCTTGTTCGAGAGCGAGTTGACGTGCTCGTTCTGCGATGTACAACAAGATGTCTGTTTCGGCTTTTTTGTATTCTTTCATTGCAGCAGAGCTTCCCTCTACCAGCAGTTTGCTGTGCATTACGGGAGGGAGCTCTGACAGCACCTGGTCTTTCGTCCTTCTTATGTAGCACGTTCCTCGGAGGCGTTCGTTCAGTTCGTCGAGATGCGAGTGACCGGTGATGTTCCATTGCCCGAAGTTGTCCTGATAGGCAGCACAGTAGCGGCGATAAAAACCCCATAGGCCGCCAAAGTCTTTAAGTCTTCCCAGTATTTCCAATTGAGAAGCGTATTCGTTTGGACGATTGGTTACCGGCGTGCCAGTGAGACACAATACGAGACCCTCTTTGTGAGCAGACTTGGCCATCTTTACTGCTGCCTTCGTTCTCTGTGCTGTTGGCGTCTTTGCGTAGTGACTTTCGTCGAAGATGTAAGAACGATGCCCAGTTAGGCGCTTTTCCCAGTGAGCAATATTGCTGTAACCAACAACAACTACGTCATACGAGCCGCGTTCGGGGAAGTCCTTGCGATTAGTTACTGGCACAACCTTTCGATTAGGCAGCCACCGGTTCCATTCTGTTACCCAGTTGAGGACCAAGCTTGGTGGACAAACAACTACGGCCGGATACGAGTCCGTAACATATTCGAGGGTCGCTATCGACTGGAGAGTCTTACCCAACCCCATGTCGTCTGCGATAAACGTACGTCGAGCGCGTGCTGCATACACAACTCCGGCACGCTGATAGGGAAGAAGCTCTCCCTGTAGGCCTACGATGTCAACTTCTGCTTCGGTTGCCCGTGAGGCCTCAACGAACTCGTTCATTCGCGCCGTTACCTGGTCTGACAGTGCTGCCACAGCAGGGTCTACTACTACATCAAACTTTTCTGCCCACTCAATCGTGTTAAGAACGGATGATACGGGTGCCTGCCAACAATGTTTATCTGCATTCCACGAAACTGCGGGTATCTGCTTTACAGCTTTGACAACAACGCGCTCATACGGAACACGGATAGAAATCATTTCGTCTTCGAGCGAGACTTTTGCTGCTCCTGTTTTGATTTTAGGGGCGTTAAACGTGAGGACGTCGATAGTTACATTGAAGTCATGCTTTATGGCGAAATCTCGAGCCGCCTCCAGGGACGTAACAGGAACCTTCCAGAGCTTTGTCTGTTTATCCCAACGCGAGCCTTTTATTAGCTTTAATTCCGACACCTGTTGTGCGTCATATGGAAAATCCAGCACAATCTCGCTTTTATCTAAGTACAACCTCATGGGTTCATCATAGTAGAAACCAACAGGGCTCACGCTGGGGATGTACCGAAAGGAGAGAGGTTGCGAGAGCCCTGTTAATTCCTATGCCGACATCTTAGTCAGCTTTCTACGTGAATGGCAAAACTATTGAGATTTTAGTTAGGCCTCGCGCTAGGATGCCTTATCTACTCTACGAAAGGTCCATCAACATGACCGGCTTACCTCCTCTTTTTGTCTGCTACGTCTGCGGCCTATCGCTGCGTCCTGGGGACAACACCGTCGAGCGCAAGGCTATTGTTTGGCTCAAATCGGGCGGCAAGGCCATCAATCGGGTAGTCGAAGAGCTCCACGAGTACAAACACATACATTGCAACGACCGGCCGCACGCCCTGGATGTTCCTCTTTTTTAAAACTCTGACTTATCTCTCGCTACCCCATCTAATTTAGAAATTGTGAGAAAATAGAGCATGACAGAAAACAACGAAGAACCAGAAGCTCAACTTCCAGCAGAAGCTCAAAAACCAGAACCTCAAGCTATTCCAATCGCTGACGTTCCAAAATTCAGCCGCTTGCATCGCAAACCACCAAGAGCATGCTGCCCCTAAGCGGGGCTTTCCCCTTCGGGGAAAGTTGAGGCTGGGGGAGTGAGAGATAACTCGGATTGCAGCGCTTTTGCAATGTTGGTGGCCAAACTATTGAGAGTAGATAACTCATTAATCAAAAAGAACGCCCCACAAGAGAGTAGATAACTCTTGTGGGGCGTTTCTCTTGGGGGGTTCTCTCGGCAGGAAGGAAACCGAGAGAATCAGGATTTACAGTAACTCAAACTGTGAAATGTCGCGTACTTCGTAAGTACCCTCATCAAGTTGCTGGCCGTTACGACGGAAGAAGAATACTCCGCGGACCGCATCGTACCCAGTGCACTCTCCGTCACAGTACCCCTGTGTCCAGCGTATTGAGTACAAACGTACCTTCTTGCCGATAATGTTTTTGGCCGTGATTTTGACCTTCATCGATATCCCCTTTCCTTGAGATGTCAATAATGTACCACGCGAAGTACAGACTTACCAAACTTATCTACTCTTCCCACCACCCCCATCTTCTGTGCGAGAACAACCGATGCGGAGCGAGGGCGTTAGTCGGCGTAGCCGGGGCTCTTTGTGGAGTTATCTACTCTCTCTAATAAAAGATTTATGAGCGTCTTACTCCTGTGGCTTGCGCCAGTCAGTGAGTTCGCCTTGGAAGTCAAGAATCGCTTCCATCGTTCCGCACTCTGAACAGATTTCGGTCTTGTTGTCAAGACGCGAGATAGCACCTGGGTATGCGCCTGGTGTGTCGTTGTTGGGAATGAATCCTTCACAGCGCGGGCACAGTACGAACTTGCTGTGCGTCTGTGTGTATGTGTTGTTCTGTATGTTCATGGGTTATCTACTCTCTTAGTCCCAGGAGATGAAAGCGTTGCTGTCAGGGTGTGTGTAAAAATGTTCGCGGCTTTCTGTTTCCAGTTTCGCTAGCGCAATGTCGTGTGGAGCAGAACGGAACGCCCAGTAGCAAGCGTTCGCTTTCATCGCGATGTCCTGGCACTTGTTGGAAATGTCGCGAACTGCGTTCTCGAAGTCGAGATAATTGTCAGCGTTTTCCTCAAGAGTGAAGCAGCAATCGCATGGCGTTGGCGTACTGAGAGCCGCTGCCATTTTCTTCACCTGGTCTGTCATTGCTTCTAGTTGCTCTTTGAGCATCTCTAGTTTGTCGGTCGTTTCCATTACGAACCCCTTTCAGTTGGTCTGCCTTCATCGTACCATCCAGGGGACAGACTTTCCAACTTATCTCTCATCATCCCCGCGCGTAGTTGCTGGTTTAAGTGATAGCCCCGGCTTCGCTGACTAACGCCCTCACTGCGTGAGGTTGTTCACGCAATGAGGGTGAGAGTCGGGGGTGAAAGTTATCTACTCTGAAACAGTTTCACAATCATGGCCATAAAACCATTCGTTCGCTTCGTCCTCGTTCAGTAGGTCAAATAATCGCAAACATTCTAGGCAAATAACATTCTCGTGACTTGTCAGCATTTCTTTGATAAGACTCGTAGTTGTTTCTTTCACTTGATGCCCGCCAATTTCTTGAGTTCTTTCTTTATGTCTCGTGCTACTGGGCCACGCCATGTCGTAGCGTTGCTCAAAAAATACACCACGATATATTTCGCATTGTCCATGCCGTAAGTATCGTCAATACTTCCTAACGTGCTCATGGCGTCTAGGTACGGAACGGCCCCAAAATACGGATTAGTCCAATCGGCCCGAATATCCTTTGCAATGTCTGATAGTAATCTAGTTTCCATTGCAAACCCATTCTTCCGCGAGCAAAGTCTCCATGTCGTCCATAATCGCTCCCCATACTTCGGGCATCGTGTAGTCCTCACCATCAGTATCACCACCTTTACCAGTGTTGCCACTCTCGGTGATTAGACCCTCTGGTAAATCCACTGAATACCAAACGCCATTAAATCTACGAACCGTTATGGTTAGCCTATTGGCCCTAGCAAAAGCTTCACACTTTGCCTTGGTTGATGTCCTCATTATGTCCCCTTTCACTGGTACGACACAAATGTACCACGCACAGTACAGACTTTCCAAAAGTTATCTACTCTCAAGTTATCTCTCACTCCCCCGTGCAATGTCCGCTACTTGGCCTGGAAGTGTTGGGAGCCCCGATAAAAAGGCGAATTTACTTATCTACTCTATTAATCCTTGTAGGCGCGCGAGATGTAGCGCGTTGAGGGAACAGAACGCACCGGTAGCAATAACAATTGTTGCCAGGAAATCTGAATTAGTAATCAACCCCATGTATCCGGCAAACAAGCTCATCAATAAATGAAACATTGCGCTCTGTCTAAGTAGCGCTGCGAGAGTATCTAATCCTTCGAGTAATGATTGCGCCATTGGCTCGGCGAGTGCGCGTCCTCTACCAATTGCCTGTGCTCTTCGCTCTCGTACATGCGAATTACGTGTATGCATGGGTCTCCCTCTTCGAATTCTTCTTCTTCTTCTTCGGACATTGGTAACCCATCATGGGTGTAACAAACCGGTGGGCCGCACCATCCGGAATCCAGGCCAATTTTCATCCATTCATCAAAAGTCATTTTTTCTCCTTCTCTTAACCTGGCCATCATAGCGGCAGGGTCGAATCCCCACGCATCTTTCCCCACGTCTACTTCTTTTCAGACTTGTAGGAGATTTTGGTGCCTGGGTTAATAGACGTGCTGCTCACTTTTGTAACAGGAGTAACTCTCACTGTTGTAATAGACGCCGTACTAGACGTACTTGTAGACGCAATCTTTACTGGCTTTACTGTCTTACGTGGAAGAGCAATTCTCTTCTTGACTGCGGCCTTTATCTTGGCCGGTTTCTTTTCGACTGACTTCTTCTTCGGTGTTCCCACAGTTTTCTCCTTGACGTTACGCGACAGCTTCGCGCTGGCTGTGAGAATCATACCCTTTTTTTCGCATCGCGCGCACCAGCGGGGCTTTCGACCGAAGGGAGAAAGTCACGGAGGGGGAGACGAGAGATATGTCCGATTGAAATTATTCACAGGCAACGTTGAGCGCAAGCAACAGAGTAGATAACTTTTGGAAGTCTGTACCTCGTGTGGTATGTTTATGGCAGCCAAGTGAAAGGGGCAGCCAATGAAAAATAAAAGTTACACAAGTTTTGATGAGTGGTATGAAGCGTTAGATTGGGCGAATAAAGGCAATCGTGAATTGAGTTTTATCGGAACGTCGCTGGGCACCGATGTGGTGGACACATGGGAAAACGAAAAATCTCGTTTAGAAATCCACGCAGATTATTGCGAGTACATGGCCTATGGCATTGGGACGGATACACACTGTGTCATTAAGTGCTACAAGATTGTTATCTGGAAAGACAAATCCATTATTCATGACCCCGTACTTGACGATGCTGACAGTCATAACGATGCTCTTAAAATGTTTACGGACTACAAAAAAATGATTTTGGACGGAAGGTACTGAGAGTAGATAACTCCCCGGCATCGTCTCCCGTCCATGCGAGAAAAGTCTCGTATGGATAGGGAATCCGATAGCCCCGCAACAGTCGGGGCGGAGCGGGGCTCCGTTTTCTGCGCTGGACTTGCCGCGGACGGGGGTTTGAGAGATAACCAGGGAGCTGGGCGCGGAGCTGGCAAAAAGCCAGGCAACAAGAGTAGATAACGCGTGTTTGTGTTTGTAACGAAACTGACGGGTTGCTAAACGCCACTCGTTACAGGCAAAGGGTTTTAGAAGGAAATAAGAAAGTCTGTACCACGCTTTGTACAATTAAAATTAAAAAGCCAAAACAACAAGGAGCACACATGAACACCCACCCAAATCACACAGCAGTCGTAGAGGCCATCAAGGCGCTACCTGCTTACACAGACCCACAGACATTCTTTGAGTCCGAGCTGGCCGAGTGCTTCTCAGACGAGGAGCTCGTAGCAGCTTTCGGTTGGGACGGAGAGAAGGCGCTCACACCAAAGCAAGCGGTCAAGGCAGTCAAAGCGCGTAACGAGGTTCGTAACGATGTCTACGGCTGGATAATTGAGGAAGGTGACCGCGAGCGCAATGCAGCCCTGGAAGCGAACGCCCGTGACCGCGAAGAAGCGAATCGCTGTGGTTGGCTCGTGGAAAAGAATTGGGAAGCAGCATTCCCGTTCACTCCGATTCCCGAGCTCTCGGATGAAGAGAACGCCCAATACGAGTTCGACTACTGGGAAGGCCTTGGCGAACGAGCTGCAGAGTCAGGCAACCGCTACGCAATCGTTGATTGCGGTGCGAAGGTCTCAGACGTCATCCGCAACGGCGTACGGGTTGGTTGGCAGTGCGAAGGTGGCCACCGCTCCATCAGCCTGGAGCACATGACGCAAGAAGAACAGGACGAGCAGTACCGCCTGGATTACGCCGAGTAGATAATCCACGACCCGCTCCCGTTCATGCGAGAACAACCTCGCGAAGCGGGGGCGTTAGTCGGTGACAGCCGGGGCTTTCACCCCAAAGGGGTGGCAAGCAGGAGGCAGAGCCCCGTTGGGAATGGGAGTGCTGGCGAAATGGGGGAGAGGAGAGATAAGTGTGATTGCGAGGGGGTTCAGACGGGGGCAATGGGGCTGACTTTGAGAGTAGATAACTCGCAAGCAAACAGAGTAGATAACTATGGGAAGCCTGTTCCAGCGGTGGTACAGTTAGGGCGTTCCAACTGAAAGGGGAAATCATGACCACACAAGCCGACTTTGACAAGGCGTATGACTACTTGCGAGATAACCATACTCGCAATGACTTTTACAAAAGCCTGTTCATGCAATTTGAGAGCAAGGGCGTTCTGTCCGAGAAGCAAATACTCGCTGTTCTGCGAGGTATTGAGCGTGACCGCAATAGCGCAAAAGCGAGCCTTGACCCTGTTACCGAAATCGGTATGTACCGTGACGGCGAAACCGTTTACCGTGTCAAGCACAATAAGCAAAAAACAGCAATGTACGCAATGCGTTTCGTTCCCGAGGGTGCAACGAAATCAGACCGTTTCGTATTTGAGGGCGGTGCGTTCTATCGCCTTACTGCGAGTATGCGTATGACCGTTCCCGAGTGCGCTGAACTTGGGCAACATTTCTCAATGTGCGTTATCTGTGGGGCAGACCTGACTGACCCTAAGAGCGTTGCTAGAGGCATGGGTAGCACCTGTGCAGGAAAGGTGTGAGCGTCATGAATGATGTATGTGCAAAGTGTGAGTGCGAACTCGCCTACTACGAGGCAAATGTAAGTTCACGCCTTGACGGTGCGTACTGCGCCGAGTGTTACGACCTAGCCATTGAGGGCTTGTGTGAGAGCGAGGAGAGCGTTCGCTACGAGCGTTCTGCCTACGGATACGGAGATTAAGCCATGAATGAATTAGACGACACAGATACGCCCGTGCTGACGCATGAGGACTGCCTTGATTACGACAATCCTGACTCGCCTTGTGACGGTTCTGTGAACTACGAAATCACTATTCCTGTGCGCTACTACCGTTCGGGTGCGTTCGTTACCTTCCCACGCTGTGAGAAGCATTATGAGGCGTACTACGAGGCGTGTGAAGCCCGTGAGAACCGTGAGCGTGAATATCAAGCCAGCCTGTATTGCAAGCACGGCACCTATGTGGGTGACGCTTGGGGTGCTGACTACCTGTGTGGCAGGTGCGAAAGCGAATAGCCCGAAGTTATCTACTCTCATTAGCGTGATGGGAGTAGATAACGCTGTCTAGTGTCCTCTACGGAAGTGCCAGCCCTCGGGGTATTCCTCGGGGGTGTACTCGCCCTCGGGGAGAATGAGGTAGAGCGTGAACTCGTGCCACGCTTCCTCTGCGACCCAGCAACCGTTCCAGTCCTCGCAATACGGCAGGAAGCGTTCTGTGAACTCGTGCCACTCACGAGAGCGATAGCGAACACGGGTAGCGCAACGGCAATACGAGTCCACCTCGTAATCAAAGAAGTCACGCCTGTTCCATTCGTGGCGTGGTTTGAGCGTGTACGGGAGTGGGGTTCGTGAATAGTAAGTAGTCATACTTATTACAAGGGGCGTTGCGTGTCGGAATGTCAAACGCCCAGCAAAGTTATCTACTCTCATTGACCCAGCAAGGAGATGGAGTTATCTCTCATCACCCCCATGCGCCTTCGGCTCGCCTTTTGGGGAACAGCCCCGCCATTGTCGGCGAACAGCCGGGGCTATCTCCATAAACTAAAAAGAATAAACGGGGGGGTGAGGGATAAGTTTGGGAAGTTTGTACCTACGCTGGTACAGTTCACAGGTCAGCAACTACCAACCCTGCTGGCAGGAGAGAAAAATGTCCACAAAAAATATCAGCGTGAAGGTGAAAGTAAGTGTTCTTATTGACGCCTTACAAAAAGCGTTAGCAGAGCGTGAAGTACGCTTCTCAAAAAACGAAAAAACAGAAGCCGATTACAAAAAGGCGCAAGAAAAATGGGAAGCCGATTTTGTGAAAGCAGTTGTAGCACTCGTAAAGAACGGCAAAGCGAAAGCCAAAAAAGCAAGCGAGACACACTTCTACCGTCACGGTTCTGACGCGAGTACCACTACAACATCAGTAGAACTCGTACTAGAAGTCCCTAATTCTGTTATCTCCGCGAAGCCTGAAAGCCCTGATACCTACCGCGAGTGGGAATACCGCGCAGACAAAGACGCCTTGGAAAGTGCCATTCGCGTATTACAAATGTGTGACAACGAAGTAGTGTCCACAAGTACCTACCACAGCGTGGTGAAGTACCTCTAACCCCCTTTCACTCCATAAGAGTGCTTCACCCCTAAAAACGGGCTGGCTTGCCAAATGGTGAGTTAGCCCGTTTTTTGTATCTACTCTGTAATGGGAGTAGATAAGTCCGAAACGAGCCCGAACTTAGACCTAGCAAGAATGGCTCGCGTTTCGTCATTGGCTTCACGCACAAGAGTAGTGAGCCTGTTCGCCTCGCGAGTGAGTTGCTCTATTCGAGCCAATCGCTTCTCGTAATCCCATAAATAAATTGTCATTATTCACCACTTATTTTTGTCCCTGATAGCGGGGCTTTTCCCCGAATGGGGCGAAAGTCGTACACGGGGGGTTTGAGAGATAACCGTACTCCTGTGGGGTTTGTCGGGTGGGAACTATTGAGAGTAGATAACTTTGGCAAGTCTGTCCTAGTGGTGGTACGATACGGGTGTTCACAAATGAAAGGGGACACAAATGGCAACACGAGCAATCGTGGCACACTCAACATCAGAGAGTGCTGGCACATGGCAAGGCAGGTATTCACATTGGGACAATTACCCAGAGCGAATGACTTATGTATTAGGCGAATTAGTAGCAAGAGATGGAGTAGATAAGGTCATCAAGACACTTATCACCGATACGGCTTCATGGTCACAAGTAGAACCAATGGCAAAAAGTGGCGAGCCTAATCTCTATGAGGACAAAGCACTAATAGAGGGCTACGGATACGCACACACAGACATAGAACTAGACGACCCTTACGCATTGTTCACGGATACAGATACAGATTTTGCGTGGTGTGATTATGTGTACATTATTCATCACGACTATTTGGAAGTTCGCACAATCGTCAGAGATGAAACGACACACCTACTCACGACTGAACCTCTAAGCCGTCACGCTTGGGACACAATCGCAATCAAAGAGGTAACAGCATGAGAGTAGATAAGTACGCTCTACGCCGTTTCATAATCTCTATCCCGTTAGTCATCACCTTGCTAGGTGCTTGCTGGTGGGGACTGAATGAAGTAATACAACAGCCTTCATTCTCTTGTGACACGCACATCGTGGATATCAAAAGTGGGGACACTCTGTACAACATTGCTCACCGTCATTGTTCAGGTGACATTCAGGAAGTCATCAGCAGGCTCGTGTCAATCTACGGCACACAACTAGACACATGGCAGACCGTTCACCTGCCCATCACCTCGCCTCGCCCCTAGCACCACCACGCAGGGCGAGCCTGTTCGGAGTTATCTACTTTCATACCCCTTTCTATTAGAGAGTAGATAACTCCCCCCTCTCTTTTTTTGTTCGTTCGGGGGAATAGCCCCGCTGCGCTCGGTTGTCCCCGGGGCTTTTCCCAAAAAGGGAAAAGCGGAGACGACGGGGGTGGTGAGAGATAAGTCCTGCTCGTGAGGGCGAACGGAAAGACAATCCCTGACATCACCACAACCAATTCACGGTGGTGGAAGAAGCCTCGGAATGAGAGTAGATAACTTTCTGTCAAGCAATGTTGGAAAGTCTGTGGCAAGGGGTGTATGCTTGTGGCAAGCCACAAGCAACACGGCGTGTGGCGTTCATCTACCAGTGAAAGGGTATCCAATGAACAAGGAAATAGACAAAGCAACCGAGGCGTTTCTAAACGCTCTCACAGCCAAAGAACAAGCCGAGCAGGCTCACGAGGAAGCACGAGAACTACTGGTTGCCGTGTACGCAAAGCATGGTGTTGAGACACTTGACTACGCTGAAATCAACATCAAACTCAGCCCGTCTGACCGTCGTTCATTTGACATTGAGAAGTTGCGTGACCTAATCAGCGCACCATTGTTCCGTACCATCACAAAGCCAAGCGTGGACACGCCAGCATGGGACAGAGCAGTTCGTGAAGGCAAAGTACCTACCAAGGTCATCAAAGCCGTTGTATCAGTCACATCATCTGTACGAGTGCTTGTACGACCAGCGAAGGGTGCAGTCAAGCCGACTGCCAAGACTGCCTAATCAAGCCGAGTAATTAGTGGGGGCGCAAGCCCCCATTGGTTCGGCAGGTTCAGAGTAGATAAGTCCAAGTTGTGAAAGTCTGTACTACGAGTGGTACGCTTCACATGTCATCCGCAAACGAAAGAGGTACGCAATGGCAACAGCAGTAGTAATTAGGTCTAGTGGTGAGGTATTCACACAAGACATTCCAACCGAGGACGGTCACACACTCATTCACGAAATCGTGGGTGGTTGGTTTGACTGTGTAAGAGGCGAGGAAATCGTTGGCTATGTCCACGATGAAGGTTTGCTTATCGGTCTCCCCCTGAACGCTGTGGCGTCCATGTTGTTTCAGCGTCCACTTGTGGGTGACTGTGTTGTTATCGGCTCTCTCAATGAGCAAGGCGAGTATGACGGAGAGAACCACGATGTGCCCGTTGCGTTCACATCAGGACGCTTCTTTGACTTTGCAAAAGAAATTGCGGAAAGCGAAGTAATCCAAGCAATGCTTGCGAAGGCAATTTCCGAAATGGACTTTGCACCTACCATCGTGCCAATGGACGATGAGCAAATCAACGCATGGCTCAACGGGGAAGGGTAAGAACATGGGAGTAGATAAGTCACCTACCGAGACATACCCCATGCGCATACTGAAAGTGGGTGACTCGTTCACCCCTAGCAGTGGCAGTAACCCTGTCACCATTCTCGCATGCTGGCTATCTCGCCCGTCTGATATTGACGCCTACGCCGTGTGGGTGGTTCTCTGTCTGTTGCCACACAACACGCTCCACCCGTTCGCAGTGTGGAACGCCGTTGACCGTCCAGAGGGCTGGCACATGGAGAACGGCGATTACCGTGAGACCATCACCGAGGCTACGGCTCAATACGAACGGCGTGGTGGGCAGTACCACCTATCTGATTAATTCACCCGAGACTTATCTACTCTGCTTGCTCTCTCGGGGGTGAGTAGAGTAGATAACTTTTTTCTTGCCTTGCTTTGGGGGAACAGCCCCGCTGCGCTTGGGTTCGCCCGGGGCTATTGCCCGAAAGGGCAAAGCAGGCGCACACGGGGGAGACGAGAGATAAGTACGGCGAGGCGCAAGTGAACGGGAAGTGTGTCACCACGCCACAACACAATGACGGTGGTGGAAGAACAGAGTAGATAACTCGGGGAAGTCTGTCCCGTGTGTGGTACGCTGACGGTGTTCCACTAACACCAATGAAAGGGTACCCAATGGACACAGTAGCAATAGCAGTAGAGATAGAGAGTCAAATACACTCCCTACTCTCAAAGGGAGACGAGCCAACTCCGTTCGTCATGGAAGGCGCACACCTTTACGGTGTGGATTACACAGCCGAAGGCACGCCGAAACTCATGTTCATTGAGTCTCACGCTGATGTGTATGACCTGCTTGACAATGACTACAACGCCTTGGTAGCAAGCGCATACGCTTGGACACTTATCGTCACGACAGGTTGGGCTGCACCACTCAATCCTGACGGCAACATTGACAAAGCACCTTCACAACACGCAGAGCGTCGTCGTGTTCGTCTGTCTTGTATCGCTAACCGTCAGAGCGTTGCCAGCGTGTTGCGGTTCGCTGATGAGCCTGATGATGTAATCACAGACGAAGGTAGCGCAAGCGGTTCACTCGCTAACGCAATCCAGCAGTTCGTACAGTCAGGCGCAACCAAGAGCAACTAGCGCACAGTCCTAAGTTCCCCTAATCGGAAGTCCCCGTCAGTCCCCCCCTGACGGGGACTTTCACTTATCTACTCTCTTACCAACACGGCCAGCCTTTCGTCAGAGTAGATAACTTTTCAGCTCGCCGTGTTTCCAACCAATCTGTCGGTTATCTCTCACTCCCCCACAGGCGCACTCTTGGCAGATAGCCCCGGCAGGAACCTAGCGAAGCGGGGCTTTTCACTCAAAGGGGGAGAAAGCGAACAACGGGGGGATGAGAGATAAGTCGGGGGCAGAACGGTCTCTCTGTGTTGCGAAAGAATGAGAGTAGATAACTATTTGGAAGTCTGTACTCATCGTGGTACATTGTGTTTGGCAACAACTGCCATACCTGAAAGGGGTATCTCATGAAAGTAATAGAAGTAAGCGCTCGCAAGGGCGGAGTAGGCACAAGTACCGTAGCCTGCTCAATCGCATTGGCATTGGGCAAGACCAATCCTGAACGAGTGTTGCTCATTGACACATCAGCGAACAACGATGACACGCTCATTCTTGGACTGGCTCCGTCATCAGGCGAACAGACATACAAGGACATCACCATCGTGAATGCGCCATTTTCCGAGGTGAGCAATCTGCGTGGAGTTCATTACGATTTCGTAGTTATTGACACCGGTCTACTTGGTGGCAAGAAGAACACCTACTTTGACTATGTGCCATTCCGTGTAGCAGTGGTTCGCAACTCATACCTGTCATTGCGAGCAGAGGCACTCGAAACCACTCACACTGCTGACGCAGTAGTAGCAATCGTAGACGCACAGGACGCTCTAACAGCGAAAGATGTGGGTCAGGTTCTCAGACAGAAGGACACCACCATCGTAGAGTTTGACAATCGCACATCTCGTGCCATTGACGCAGGTCTCTACGGACATCGTGAATCACAATGGGAGTGGGCAGAGTTGTTCAATCAGAGATTCATTCCGTCCTATGAGTTGCCGTAGAAAGAGAGTAGATAAGTGGTAACAGAAACAGAACCCGATGAATGTCTCTACTGTGGTAGGGACGACCCTGAATCCAACTACACTTGGCATGAATACAATCGTGCCTGGATTTGTGAGGACTGTATGGAGGAGCGACCATGGAAGTAATTTTTAAGGATGAATTGGCAGAGTTGATTTGGGAGAATTATTACACTCTCGCTACTACTGCAATAGAGGCGCTGCAAATTATTTGGAGCGAGTACGAAAGTATTGCTAATTGGGTCGCTTTAGAACACGATGTGTCCGAGCGCAAATTGCTAGAAACTCTTTCGCTTCTCGTGGTGAAGGTTGCGTCAATGTCCGTAGCAGACAGACAGACACCCGCCATGGATTATCTCCCCACAAGTAAGAGTAGATAACTCATGTGGACGACTATCGGTATCTATTTCTCTGTCTTGATGTCCTACATTCGTCACGCACTGTTTCATAGAGACCTGATACTGGTCGGGTCTGAATGTCGTGTTCGCTGGTCGTGGGAGCGCACACCGTCAGTGAGGGTTATCTCATTCGCCCCTGAACCAATGGAGCCATGTGACTTTGACATGTATGGGTGGTCTCTTGATTCAGTGTTCATGCATGTACCGAGCATGTGGCAGATGCTCTCGTTCGTGAGACGTAGGAGCAACGAGGGACACTCGTTCGTCAGCGTCTCACTTATCTACGCCTCTCTATCAGAGTAGATAACTTTCTTTCTTTTTGAGAACAGCCCCGCCATGCTTGGTCCGTCCCGGGGCTCTTGCTGAAACAGCAGAGCAGGATGAACGGGGGGGATGAGAGATAAATCCGAAGAACGAAACGAAACCGAGCCGAGACGGAAAGAGAGTAGATAACTCTGTCCAACCCATTCACGGTGGTGGAAGAGGGCTAGGGGAAGTCTGTGCCACGGGTGGTACGCTGTGTGAAGAAACCTACTGAAAGAGGAAGAGATGCCTAACTGGTGTTACAACTACATGACCATCAAAGGAACAAAAAGAGAACTCGCCAAGTTCGTCAACGACATCACAGTTGCCGATGTCAAGGTTGAGGGAGACAAATCACGAGTTGTCGTTGAGTACGACCTGAACCAACTCGTACCACTTGACCCTCGGGCGTCAAAGGAAGTCAAAACCACCACCCCTGACGGAGTAGAAAAAGTATTTACTGCGTTCAGTACCGAAAGTGACGGATTTGATGGATACTTAGACGCTGTTGCAACATGGGGTAGTAAATGGGGCGCATGCAATGTAGAGATAGACGACCCAACCTCTAAGGAGAAAAACCTTTCCATGCGTTACGAATCTGCGTGGAGTCCATGTGATGGTCTAATTTGCAAGATTTCTGCCATGTACCCACAACTAATGTTCGGAGTTGTTTCCACAGAGGAATCCAGCGCCTTTGTTGCGTGGTCTTTCTTTCATAATGGAGAGGTCATTGAGGAAGGTGGGCGTGACCCCCAGATGCTCACGCCTGAACTTGACGAAAAATGCAAAAAAGCAAACGACCCTGAAAATCCCAACTTGTCCGAGGACGAGGAAGATTGGTACGAATCGTTTAGTGAATGGGAACATCACTTAGTGGAACTCTGTGATGACGAACTTGTAACTGTCATGACCGAATACCCAAAACATCTCGCATACATCAAACGGTGCGAAAAGAAAGGAAAAATGCCACAGCCGTTTATTTCATCAGTCTAAATAAGAGTAGATAACTACACAAAAGAAAAGAGAACCCAAATGGGAACTACAAAAAACACACAATCCATGGAAAACATTTCAGAATCAGTACGAACATACAGAACCAAGATGGGCTGGTCACAATTAGAACTTGCTAATCGTGCAGGCTTGGACAGAAAAACTGTAAATCGTGTTGAGAACGGACGCTATGCACCAAGCGTTGAGACCCTACTTCTTGTAGGGGACGCACTTGGAGTGTCCATGAACAGTCTCCTAGGAAACAAATAGTAATGCTGGCATGTAAGGGCTTGTACCGACCCTTGCCTGTCAGAGTAGATAACAATTTGGAAGTCTGTACCGAGCATGGTATGGTTTCCAGTAACACCACGAGCCTGAAAGGGGCATACAGTGAAATCACAAAAAATAAACAAAGACCTTGATGATGACATCACCAAGATTCTGAAAGACC